ATGGATACGGCAAATTTAAGGAAAAAATACATTTTACGGAATACTATCCTTGATCTTCGTTCTCGTGGTATCAACATTACGAGAACCGCACAACGTCTTGGAGTTTCCCGCGATACAGTGAAACATCTCGAGTCTTTGAGTTCCGAGGATCTCATTTTAGAATGTCAGAACTCAAAGAACCGCCGGTACAAGCTTCACCGCTACGAGCAGGCAGTTGTCTCGCTGCTACTTCGTTTCCCCTCCATTTCCAGCAGTCGTGTCCACGACCATTTAAAAGAGCACTATCCGGACTTTCCCCGGGTCTGTGAGAAGACTGTGCACAATTATGTGCAGTTCATCCGCAAAAAGCACCATATTCTTTCCGCAAGGTGATTTTCCGGTTCCGTCTATCCCGGCGGAACCCGGACTTTCGTGCACTTGTCTTTTAATACAGCAACATTATACCTTATTATATATATGAATATCCAAAGTTTTACAACGGGCCGTCCCCTCTCGGGGCACACACGGCGGCATGAGTACTGCACCCGTCCCTGCTATGAGATCAGCACTTCTCAGTTTTCAGACATGAAAATCAGAAGACTCACCCGCAAATACGGTTTTTCCGGCTACAGCATTTACCGGTATCTCGTGAACGAGACGCTCTGCAAGGGAGGTTATCTTCTTCCCTGGTGCGAGGAGACCGCCCGTGCGGTCGCTTCCTACTGGAATGCCTCTTTGGAAGATGTCACAAGAATTGTCAACGGCTGCATACAGGTCGGCCTTTTCAACGGTGAGCTATACGAGAAACACCGCGTGCTGACCTCCGCGGACATCCAGCGGAACTATCTCCAGTCCTGCGGCGTGTTCCCCCCGTTTCCCGAAATCCCCAAGGAGTTCGAGCTTTCGGCCAGTTGATCCATAAGATCATTATCCACTTTAAATAAATAAGCTTATGCCAAAAACAGCGAAAAAAGGTTTCACCTATTTCAGGTTCGAGACCGACCACTTCTATGATCCGAAAGTCAAAAGACTAAAAAACAAGTTCGGCATGGAAGGCTGGGGCGTGTACCATTTCATCATAAACGAGATTTTCCGTGTTGAAGGGTGCTACATGCTCATGGATGCCGACGGTCTGTTCGACATATCCGACTACTCCCGTATGGACGAACAGGAGATCTCGTCCATAATAGACTATTGTGCCGACCTGGGCCTTTTCAACAAGGCCCTGTGGCGGGAAAGACAGATTCTCACCAGTGAGGATATACAGGAACTTTATGTGGGCATCTGCAAGGCCATCCACCGGAAACCCTCGATCCCTGGGGATATTTCCCTGCTGGCCGCCGAAGAGTCACCGGTATCAGTTCCGGCACCGCCGGAAGCCGTATCCGCATCCTGCCGTCCCGGACGGGCGGAGATACCGGTGTCCGGGCATGACACTCCCTCCCCGCCGGAGAAAACCCCGGCTCCCGAACAGGCAGTGGCCGACCTGTCCATGCAGCCGGCGGCAGATACGGCAAACAGGGATGTTCGCGAAAAACCGGAAATACCTCGCGAAAATAAACTGCATAAAATAAAAGAAAAACAAATATCCTCCCCAACCCCTCCGGCACAACCCGCCGGAAATCCGGGCGGGGAGGAGGACGGGATCTCCCTTTCAGGAAAACTTAGATATCTGGGCGTGTCCGACCACTACATCGGATGGGTGCATGCCCTGAAAAGATATTATCCGGACTTTCCCATCGAGAGGGGGATCCGGGAGCTTGAGCAGAGTAATTTCCAGCTTACAAATATCAACTTCCTGTATCCCCTGATCGAGAACTATATCGCCAAATACAACGCCGAGTACGGACAGGCCGACCGGCAGAGGAGGCAGGAGGAAACCATGCGCAACCGCCGCAAGACACTCGAGCTTCTGGGAGTCGCGGCGAAGGACCAACAGGAGATCCTGCAGCTCGCCTCCGTGGCGCCCGTGGTGCTTGACACGGCCCTGAAGGAGACCTGGGGCAACAAGAGGATCAAAAGTCCCACACGGTTTCTCCTGAGCCGTATGCGGCAGGCTGTCCCCGCATAGGGGCGTTCTGAAACAACGGAATTATCAGAAGAAGACATATCCCGCCGAAAACTGTCCGTGAGGATGGCAGGGATGAATTTATAAATTTAAAAAACTCCTCCCGCCCGTCCGCGAGGCCCGGCGGGAGCCTTACGGAAACCCATAAAAACAACATAACCATGACATCACAGGAAGCCAATTCAATCCCGTTGGGAGACATCCTTGCCCGCTACGGCTACAAGCCGTCCAGACGGTATGGAGGGTATGACATGTACAGTTCGCCCTTCCGGCGTGACAGCTCCCCGAGCTTCAAGGTTTTCATACACGAGAACCGCTGGTATGATTTCGGGGAAGGCAGCCACGGCCGGGTTGTCGATCTGGTCATGCGCATGGAGAACTGCGCCTTCCCGCAGGCCATGCGCCGGATTGAGGAACTTGGATTCTCCGGTCTGGCCGTCGTCCCTCCCGTCCTGCCGACGGCAGCATCCCCCGGCAGGACGGTGCAGGCCCCTTCAATGAAGGTGCTGAAAGTCATCCCGGTGGAGAACAGGCATCTACTTGACTACGCCGCCTCACGCCACATTGATGCGGATATTGTCCGCAGCCACTGTGTGGAGGTGCATTACTGCTTCGAGAGGAACCCCCGTGAGAAATACGCGCTTGGCTTTGCCAACGACCGCTCGGGGTTCGAGCTCCGCAACAGCATGTTCAAGGGGTGTGCCAACGCCAAGGATATCACCTGTATTGCGGACGGGAACAAATCCTGCGCCCTTTTTGAGGGATTCTTCGACCTGCTCAGTTTCAGGCAGTATGCCAAGGAGCATCCCGAAATTCCGGAGCTCGGAAAGCTCGACATCTGCGTGCTGAACTCCACGGCCATCGCCGACCGCTCGAAGGATTTCCTTTCAAGGTACGGGAAGGTGCATGCGTTTCTCGACAATGATCCACCCGGCCGTGAGGCCCTGAGGAAGATACAGGGCCTGCTGCCGAAAACCACGGTGCTGGTGAACGAGTCGGAACGGCTGTACCCCTCATGCAATGATTTCAACGAGTTTCTGCAGAAGATCAGATCTCCGGTCAACGGCCGTGAGATGTGAAGGAAAGCGATACTTGCAAACCAACAAAAAAAATGAATGATGAGACAACGGAAAGACAACATGCCGGAGAAGATCCCGGAAAAATACAGCCTCCCGCCATCCGGTGCGGATAGGGACTGTCCGGCCTGCCGGTTCAAGACGGGTGACGGCCGGAACGTCACCCTGAACAGGCGGACGGAAGGAGGGCGCGTATGAAGATATTGCTGATAATGACCGGTGTCCTGTATCTTCCGGGCATGCTGTGGATCATATACCAGATCAGACATGCCCCCACCGATCTGGAACTGTGGGGTGAGGAGATAGAATGAATACAAGAGAACAATGCCGTCAAACGGCGCATAACCAATACGTACAATGATGAGAACAGGAGAAAAAGTAACCGTTCCGGGCACAGCCACCGGTCTGGGAACCGACATCAGGGCTGTAGTTGAGAAGGTCGAGACGATGGCCGGCCGCACACTTGTGACGGTCCGGTACGTTGACACGGACCCGTCCGGAGGCAAAGGCGGCTGCTTTCATGATTTCCACCTGAAAACGGGATGGATGCGGAGCGCATGCCGGGAACCGGACAACGGAGGCATATTCTTCATACATTCCATACAGACCTACGCGTCGGTAAACCGTAAGGGAAACGAGCTTCAGGAATACATCCTGAAGTTTCAGGACAGCCTGGTGAGAGACTGTGAGGGACTGGAGAACCTGAAGGAGGACATCCACAACCGGATCGAGGAGCTGGACGCCAAATACCCGCGCACCCTGCCGCTACATTTTGACGCGGGACGTGGTACCGCGTCCCGATGGTACATCCATGTGAAGGGAAAACCGGACAGCCTGATATGCATCGTCCGAATCACGGAAGTAAAGAAACTGCTGGGAAAAGGCACGATTGCCTTTCCCGGGGAAAAAACTGATGTGTACGAAAGATGAAGAACACATACTGGTTCGCCGTGGATTATAACGGTACGGGGCATCTTTTCATATACAAACCCGAAAGGGACACCGGCATGTGGACCGGTGAGGAGTCGCTGTACATCCCCCAGGGTGCACTCAAGGAGATGTTTCCCGGTATCACCTGGCAGGACGCCCCCATTGCGGTGACACTGGAGGTCCTCCCCTGCGAGGAAACCTTCCGGCTGCGTCTGTCAAAGATCTGCAGTTATTTCCTGAAGAAGTACCTCCGCCTCCCGGGGAAGGAAAAGGAGAAACAGTCATAAATGCCCGAACATGGAATACAGACGCTATGAGATTGTCATCAAGGAGACGGGCCGGGAGAAACCGGTGGTCACCGAGTACCACGGATTTATCGACCGCAAGGGGCTTGTCAACTTTTACGGGCTGGACAGGCCCGATGTGGAATGGTACGATATCAAGGAGATTATCTGACAATAAAGGACTAAGAAAGAAAATGAGCTTATGAACAAACAGACTGAACTGCAATGGGCTAAGAAAAGTTCTGTGCCCAATATGAATGGCCAAGGTGAGAAAGGCTGGAATAACAGCCATTATCGTTACCGTGTTGTCCGTTTCCCTGAAAGTGAAGTGCATGAGGATCCTTCAGCCGCCAAAGCTGCCATATAAGATAAATATGAACATAAATCAAATGATAAAAAAGGCAGATGATGCCTATATAAACTATATGAATAAGTGCGAATCTCTCGCAAAGGAAGCACAAAAGTATATTGATTGGGATGATAAAGTAAGTTGTGAGTATCTGCCGGCAGATGGTTTGTGCATCTTGGCAACCGTTCCCAGCGATTGTAATACTAGTGGAATGCCCGAAAGTGTTTGCCCGGTAGATTCATTCTTTTCTTCCGTGAAAGCAAAAGAAAAGATTACTCCATATGAATTTAAAGAGATTAGTATTTAACGTATAACAATTTAGAAAAGAATATCATGGATATAAGATTAAGTAAAATGCAGATTATCTATTTAGGAAACATTTGCAAAAAAGGATGGGGTGGTTTTGACGAACCATACGCCGAACTGGACGAGATGGTAGAAAACGGTTTACTGACAAAAGAAGCCGGACCATTTAGAGATGTTGTTTACCGTCCAACTGCCAAAGGACATAGATACATTAACTCAATATCAAATCAAATATGAAAGTAAACTATATTCTCATCAAAGGTTCCCGGCATTTCAAGTGCCATGATCCGGCTGAAATGGCCACCCATTTCAGCTTGTCCATAACTGGTGATGGAACCGTAATCTGTGACGGGCACCAGGATACAATGTCCTACTCCGAAGAATGGAGCCGCGAAGATATCATAACCGACTTCATGCGTAACAGAGTGGGAAAAGTTGTCCCTGACGTTGAAATATACAAGGTAATACAGGAATGAACCGGTTACCGGTAACCAATAACCGGTCACACCGGCCGACAGAAGCAACATACCGGGATGCGTCCATTCGACCTATAGTCGACAATAACATCTCAATAAACCCTGCAGGACGTATCCCGGCCATGTCACAGCCCTATGGCGGGCCTTACGGCCCGGCGGACATCCTGTAATAGATAAAAATGTAACATTTTGAAAACCAAATATTAACAGAATGGAAATAAAAGGAAAAATCATCGCCGTACTTCCCGTCAGAGACGGGATCGGCAAAACCTCTGGCAACGAGTGGAAAAGCCGCGAGTTCGTTCTTGAGACCGAGGAAAGCAGGCCGCAGAGCGTGTGCCTGCAACTGATGAACGCCAACATCGACCGTTATGCGGTCGAAACCGGTATGACTGTGCATGTCAAGTTTGACATTTCCGCCCGCCAGTGGGATAACCGGTGGTTCAACACCCTTACCGCATGGGAGGTGACCGTCATCAAGGACAAGGAGGACGTACAGTCATGAGAAAGCGTTCTTTTCTTCTCTACGGGCTGTTTGCCTGCTCGTTGTCCGCGGCGGCGCAGTCCTACTCCCTGCGCACCAACCTGCTCGGGCTGGGAACGGCCAACCTGAATCTGGAGGCGTCCATGACGCTGAACCGCAAATGGTCGCTACACCTGCCGCTGCAGTATAACCCGTTCACCTTCTCAAAGAACCGACAGTTCCGCAATTTTTATGCCGCTCCCGGAGTACGTTACTGGCTTTTGGAAAGTTACATGGGCGGTTTCATCGGCATGTACGCCACTGCCGGCACATACAGTGCGGGCAACCTGTTCGGCAGCAGGTACCGTTACGAGGGCGAAGGATACGGTGCGGGGGTCAGTATCGGGAGAGCCTACCAGCTGGGCACACGCTGGAACCTCGAATGGGAGATCGGTGCGGGTGCGGTGTGGCTGGGATATGACAGGTACCTGTGCAGACGCTGCGGGGACCTGGTGGAGAGTGACTACGGCTGGCGCTTCCTGCCCACCCGCGCCGCACTGAACCTTGTATATCTGTTCTAATTTCCCGCCATGATGAGAAAGACAAGACATATCCTGCCGTTCGCAGTGTTCTCCGGCCTGCTGCTTTCCTGTTCCACCGCTCCCCGCCTGGCACGTGTGCGCATCTCCCAGCCACAAATGAGGGAGACGGCGGCCGACACGAACTACCAGCTCCCCAAACAGGTTACCTGGACGGACGAGAAGGGGGTGCAGCATATCGTGACGGAAGCTGCGAAGGACAGTGTGACGGGTGAATACATAACCCAGATGGAACTGACGGAAATCACCGTGGTGGCGAGAAGCAAACAGGTGGCCGAGAGAAACGGCAGGATCAACCTGGATTTTGTAGTCACGGTTCCCGGCGAGCTGATCAGCAACAAATGGCAGCTCCAGCTCACTCCCGTGGCCTACAAGCGGACGGACACGATCCGTCTGGAGAGGATCTTCCTTTCGGGAGCCGATTTCGCCAAAATGCAGAAAAAGGGTTATATGCGGTACCAGGCGTTCATGAACTCCATCATTCCGGACAGCCTTTACCTGCAGAAACTGTTTGACGAGAAAGGCTACAGGAAGGCGCTGGCAGAGCTTGAGGACGAATACTTCCAGGCATGGAAACACGAGGTCATCGCCAAGGAGAGGTGGATTGACTGGTCCGACAAGGCCAACGCCCGGTTCGCGCTGTTCAATTACAAGATGGAGCGCAACCGGCAGGCCATCGCCGGATACAACTCCATACTCGAGCATCTTCCGGCATACTGGCTGCGTCGGGAGATGGACGGCCGGTACATCCCCTCCAAATGGAGGATCTTCGCCGACGGCAACCACAGGATCCGCACAAAAAGCATCACTCCGGAAGATTCCGCCGCGATAACGGAACGTTTCACCGATTACGGAAAAATGGCCGAGAACCAGAAAAGGAAGGAACTGGCCGGCGAGATGTACGAGAAGTATGTACGCTTTCCCTACGAGAGCGCCCGTCTGGACACGGTCATAAAGGAGGGCGACAGTTTCGTGTATTACTACAAGCAGGAGCTTCCCGCCACCGAGAACACGAAGAAGATAGACCTCACGCTTGACGGCCAGATACTCTCGAAGGACGAGACACGGACAGCGCTTCCCCCGTCGGACACGATTACCTATTTCATTTCAAGCATGGTGCAGTTCCTTGACCGTACACCGCGTTACAAGAAGAGGATCATCACCCGCAAGGACGAAGTCAGCCTGCGGGCATATGTGACCTACAAGCCCGGAAGCACCGGCTTTTCCGAGAATACCGGAAACAACAAGGCGGAGATCGACAAGGTGTTCGAGACAATCAGGGGAATCAGTTATACGGGAGAATTCCTGATAGACAGCATCCGCATGACGGCCACCTCGTCCCCCGAGGGCAGCTCCGAGATGAACCTTTTCCTTTCGAGGGAACGTGCGCTGGCACTCAAACGGTACCTTGCCGAACGTACGGATGACCGCGAGGGGGTCGACACGCTCTTCCGCCCCCACTGGATCGGCGAGGACTGGGCCAGACTGCACGAGCTGGTCCGTGCGGATGACAGCCTGTCAAACAGAACCGCGCTGCTGCATGTCATGGAAGAGACAAGAAACCCCGACAGCCGGGAGCAGGCCCTGCGCGGATACGCCTCCGATTACAGGCGTATCCGGGAGAAGCACTACCCGCTCCTGCGCGGTGTGGAGTTCAAGTTCCATCTCCACCGCCGGAACATGATCCAGGACACGGTCGTGATGCCGGTCATCGACAGCACCTACATGGAGGCGGTCGGCCTGATAGAGGACAGACAATACAGAAGGGCCCTCTCCATTCTGGAGGAATCCTACGGTGAGGACTACAACACCGCGGTCTGCCTGATGTCGCTCGGTTATGACAGCCGTGCGCTCGACATCATGCTGGCACAGCCGGACACTTCGGACAGGAACTATCTGCTCGCCATCCTCTACTGCCGTCTGGGACGGGAGGAGGAAGCCCTGAAGACATATGTGAAGTCATGTGACCAGGATGATTCCAAGATATGGAGGGGCAGGCTCGATCCGGAGATCAACAAACTGATAGTAACCTATAATTTGTATAAAGATGAACTATACTGACAGACTGATATCTTTAGCAGTCCTTGCAGCCGCACTGGCCGGCTGCGACTTCAATGAGGATTTCTGCACAAGAAACGGGGAACTGGTCGCCTGGTGTGACTTCAGCGGTATCAGCGTGCCCCCTCCGGTACCGGAGGAGAGGCATCTGACAGCCTATCCGGCGGATACGGACCTCCCCGCGGGGACCACTGTGACCTTCACGCAGGACACCCTCAGGTGGAGTATCCCGCAGGGCGGATACCGCTTCCTGTTCTATACAGGGAATTATGAGGCGGCCGGCACCGGGGACTACCACGAGGCACGGCTCACCGCCGCCACCGACACGCTGGACGGCGAGGCATACATTTCCGGCGTGCAGAGATTCTGCTGTACGGCCATGCTGAATGAACGTCTGGAATACCAGAGCCCCAAAAGGGTGCGGATTACCCCGTCCGCATTCGTCCAGCGCCTGAACATACAGGTCAACGTATCCGGCAACACCGCTCCGCTGTCCTCCCTGAAAGGCACGCTTTCCGGCATCTCGACCGGACGGTACCTTGTCTCGCGGGAAAGGACGGGGAACGCGGGTGTCACGAGCGTGTTCGCACGCAAAGCGGGCACGGATGAATGGAAAACGAGCCTGTATGTCTTCGGGTTCAATCCCGCGGTGGAGAATACACTGACCGTAAAGGTCGGGATGGACGGCGAGGACTCGGTGTTCGACGAACAGCAGTCGGTCGACCTGACCCCGTATGTCAGAGGATTTGACGGTGACGAGCTCTCCTTGGAACTGAACCTGCACATCGGCAGGGAACTTACGATAGACGATCCGGTTGTCATTCCCGAGTGGGAGGACATACCGGAGACTGAATTACCAAATCTTTAATTAATTTTTTCAACATGAAGACAATTTTTTTTCTTTCAGCGGTCATGACCGCAGGCCTGCTGCTGGCCTCATGCAGCAACAACGAGGAAGTATTCAACGGAAAGAACACGGGGGAGGAACAGCCGGTATCACAGCTGAACATCCTTCCGACGGTCGGCGCGGAAACGAGGGCCGGCTTCATCTCCAAAACGGACTGGGCGGCGGGTGACGCCATCGGGCTGTTCATGTACAAGGCGACCGGATGGGGCGACGCCTATCCCCGTTACAGCGCGCAGAACAACAAGTCGACCAGGCAGGCGAACAGTTGGACGCAGGCCAGCCCCGTGTACCTGCTCTCGGACAAGGCCACCATATGGGCATATTATCCGTATAACCAGTCGGTGACGGACGGAACCAGAATCCCCGTCCCCGTCAATGCCGGCACCCCGATTGATTATATGTGGGGGAAAAGCACCAACCAGGTTTCCGTTGTGGAGACAGACGCCAGGATACCGATGAAGCACGCCCTGTCACAGCTGGTAATCCGTCTGAAAGTGTCACCGGAGTATCATAACGACGGCAACCTCACATCGGCCAGGCTGAAATCCTCCAGGGCCAAGTTCGGCACCACGGGCACAATGAACCTGAACGACGGCGGAAAGATCACGTTCAGCCCCACTACCACGGAACTCTCATGGGCGCCGAACACGACCGTCCCCGCACAGGGACAGCAGGCAGTGGACTTCGCCGCGGCGGTCTATCCCATGGCGCTGGCCTCAGGCGAGGTGACACTCGAGGTGGTGATCGACGGGGCAACCTACACGTATTCCATCCCGCAGATCACCTGGGAGGCGGGGAAGAGATACATCTACTCGATCACCATGCGTTCCAACAATGCGGAAATCGGAGGCTCGAACGGGCAGTCGGTGACCATAGAGGGATGGACCTCCACCGAATCCGACATCACCCTTGTGCCGGTCAAATAATTTACTCATCCGAAGGGAACCGGAAGGTTCCCTGTAAAACATAAAACAATGGCAAGAACAATAACAATGATTGTCTGCAGCCTGCTGGCACTGTCCCTTGCCGGCTGCCGGGAGGAAGCCTTTCCCGGGAAATCGCCCTCACGGGACGGGCTTGTGACGTTTACCGCCGCAGCCGGGACGGACACACGGAGCACCCAGGAGGGCAGCTTTGAAAAAGGCGACGCCATAGGTGTCTTCGCCATAGAGCCGAAGACTGGCGTGTACTTTGCCACCAACAGCAGATACACGTATGACGGCGGCAGGTTCAGGCCGGCGACGGAAGCGGACAATATCATGGTGACAGCGGGGACTGACTTTGATTTCTATGTGTATTATCCTTTCAAGACGGGGCAGACCGATCTGACCGCCATATCCCATACAGTCGGCGACCAGGACGAAAAGACGGGCTGGCTGGCGGCGGATTTCATGACCGCCACCCATACCGACCCGGTCCTGGACTATACGGTCCCGCTGCATTTCAGACACAGGCTGTCAACGGTGGAGCTCAGGATCGAAGGGAACGACGGGGTGAGGGAGGCGACGCTGGAGAACGTGAAACGCATGAACCGGTTCAACCTGCTCACGGGTGGCGTCACCACGGACGAGAGCCGGGGAAGCTGCAGGATGTACAGGTACAGTCCGGCAGGGGACGCAACGGCGGTGTTCCGGGTGACCATCCCCGCCCAGACACTCACCGCATCCTCCAATTATGTGGTCCTGTCCGGAAATACGGACATGAGGCTCCACGGCACCTCCGACATGGTCACCGAGGCGGGCAAGGTGCACAACTACCGGATGGACTACAAGAAGCGGATCACCATTCTGGATTACGCATCCGGAGGGACCACTACCGGCGCGGGGCTGTATAACACGGGAAGCAGCTGTACGGTGACCGCCAGCGTGAAGGCGGGCTATGAGTTCGCAGGCTGGCATGAGGGCGGCAGGATAGTTTCCGATGCGGCACGGTATACCTTTGAGGTGCTTACCGACCGTACTCTCGAGCCCAGATACCGGAATTATGGAGACTGGTCCGTCACGCTGACAGCCACCCCCACATCAGTGTCCTGGCAGGGAGGCACCTCTATGCTGAGCGCGGAAGCCTCACGTGTGACTTTCGTAAACGGCGTGCAGGAAACCACACAGACGGCGGTCCCCACCATCAGCGGGGGCGCGGAGGGATTCTTCCTTTCAGGGAACACGGTGACGGTATCGGAGAACAACACCGCATCCGCCCGGAGCTGTGTCTTTACGGCAAGACATGGCGGAGCGTCGGCCACGGCCACAGTCAGCCAGGGGGCATCACCGGTCAGCTATTATTTCTATTATACGAAGGGAGGAACCAGTCATACGGAATATCCGGACGACTCATCATCCGGCGGATTCTCTTTAGACATAACAAGCTATAAGAAGACCGGAGAGTCAACAAGGAACCTTTCATGGAGCGCGTCCGGTGACAGCTGGATCCATGTGAACGGAGCATCGGTAAGTTATGAGGAGAACCCGAACAAGGAAAGGAGAACAGGTACCGTGACTCTCAAACAGGACGAAAGCGGTTACACCCTGACCCTTAAAGTTGTACAGCCGGGAAAGACCTCCGTCGACATAGAACAATGAGAGAAACTGACATTAAGAAGCAATATATGAAAATAAAAGTATTCAAACTTATAATCCCGGTCCTGCTGCCGGCAGTCCTCACAGGCTGCTCGGACGGGCGGGATCCCCTCCCGCAGAACAGGGAGGCGGGATTGCAGATAGAAAGCTGCTCCAGCCGCGGCAACGACGCGGATGACGGAAACTCCCGGGTGGAGGATTTCGGCATCATACTGCTGGACGATGCGGGCGGTGCCTATACAGGTGTCGCCAACCCGTTGCATGTGACATACGGCGGGGGGTGGCATTTCCCGGAAGTGACACTTACGGAAACAGCCTGCAGGCTGTTCGCCTTCCATCCCTTCCTGAGCATACAGGGGCAGGAACTGCCCGTGAGTCTCACAACCCAGACCGACTACATGGCATCCGGGGAGCTGCGTCTCGACTGGCTCAACAACCGGGCGGACATTGAGATGGCACACCTGCTCTCCCTTATGGAAGTCACCGTGGACGGAAGTGACGCTTGCAGCCTGAGTCTTGACGGGGTGCCGACGGAAGGCATGTACGACCTTGCCGACGGAACCCTGTCCATAAAACCGGAAACCGGAACCCTCGTCTCCGTGGGAAACAGGCTGCTCATGTTTCCCGGACCGGCCGGTGGCGGCAAGGCGCGGATACATTACCGGGAAAGAACTTACGACTGGTATCTTCCGGCGGGCACCCTCGAGCCCGGAAAGAGATACGGCCATGCGCTGACCCTGGACAAGGAAGGGACGCTCATCCTCTCCGGTGTGAACGTCCGCCCCTGGGAGGCGGGAGAAGACTATACCGGAACAATCAAACCATAAACAACAGATTCGTCATGAAAAGAAGATTTTTTTTATCAGCACTTTTATTAATCTCAGCTGCACCGGGATTCGCGCAGGACGCCCGGAGCGCCATGAACCAGATCCTTGACGGCTATACCGTGCCGATCTTCGCCGCCTGCATGCTCGCCGGAGTCGCCCTGGGGCTGTCCCAGCAATGGGACAACATCGTCGACAAGGAGAACCGGGGAACCCGCAGGGAGGGGCTGTTCTCGCTGGCCTGGTATGTGGGCTTCGCGCTGCTCGCGGCAGTAGTGATAACGGCGGTTAAAAGCTCGATATCCGGAATCAGCCTGTCCGTATGAGGTACAAGATCAGGAAAGGACTGGAAAGCCCCTGCATGATACGGGGCTTCCTTTCATCGGACTACTGGATTTTCGTAGGATGCTGCGGAGGAGCCCTTGTGCTGCTTTTCCTGAGCATACGTTCCGGAATAACGACCGGTGGCTGGGACAGGACCCTGCTGGTCCTTCTTGTATCGCTGGCCGGACTGCCGGCGCTCCGGCACAAGCTGAGGAAAAAGGCGAGGCCGACCAAGTTCAGGGAGTCGGGGCACGGCATGACCGTCAGCAATCTGAGTCTAAACAGAAGAATTCCAAGAAAAAATGAGAGAAGAAGAACTATACAGCATACTTGACATAATCAGCGAGGCTGACGGGCAGAGTGTCATACTCACCAAATGCGGCAGCATATGCATCCCGTTCGAACTTCACGAGCCGGAATGCTACTCCCTCTCGGCGGAGGACATCGATGAGAGGAACCGGATGTACCGGGAGGCTTTCAGGCACATGCCCGACGGCACTTATGTGCACAAGCAGGACGTGTTCCTCAAAAGGAGCCACCATTCCGACATGCGGGCCGGATCCTTCCTTGACCGGGCCGACGCGCGCCATTTCGAGGGACGCCTGTATCTTGAGCATACCTGCCTCCTTCATTTCGTGCTTCCGGGGCTCAGAAGCCTTGAGAAAGCATACGTGTCCTCACCCCTGTCCTACAGGGAGAACCTGCACAGGGAGGACCGTGCAAGGCTCGGATGCTTCCTTGAGGGGGTGAACAACGCGGCCAGCATCATCCGGAACCTGCGTGACACCTCGATAACCCCGGTACCATATGAGAGGATCTCCGCATTCACCCGCGGATATTCCAACCTGTTCGGTGATGACGGCGCCGTCACGGACACGCATGTCGACTCCTCGCTCCATACGGGTAAAAACCATGCGCGCTGTTACGCGGTGTGTGACGAGACATTCCTTCCGGACGGTGTCATGGACTCCTGTGTCAAGGACGAGTCGCTGCCTCCCGCAGGAGCGCAGCTGTACCACCCCATGATGGAACAGCTGGGAATGTACCTTCCATACAACCACATAGTCAACCAGGTCATCCATTTCGAAGGAAACGAGAGACTGCGCTCACTGATCGCCCGGAACATAGACATTTACGGGAGCAACTCCTCCATGAACAGGGGCATCAAGTCACAGTTCGAAAAACTGGACGAACTCCAGAAGGAGATCCTGGACGAGAACGAGACCCTGGTGCGCTGCTTCTTCTCGACATGTGTCTTTGACGAAGACGTGGAGGAGCTGGAGAAGGCGGACCGGAGAGTCAGGGAGGTGCTGAACCTGAACCGGCTCAGATATTACATACCGGGCTACGAGAACCTGGCAAGAATGCACTTCGCCTGTGTTCCCGGCCAGATCAGTCTGATGCCCGGGGAATACCTGTTCCTCTCCACCCTGTCCGTCGCGTTGTGTTTCTTTCTCCAGTGCGGGAGCTTCGGCAGCGACGCGGAGGGAATCTTCGTGCATGACCGGATGTATCAGGTACCCCTGCGAAAGGACATCTGGGATGCGGGGAAAAAGCGGGTGAACGCGCGCAACGGCATGGTCATCGCCGGAACCGGCGGCGGGAAATCCGCCTTCACCCTCAATTTCACACAGCAGCTGCTCGAGCAGGACTATACAGCCGTGGTCGTGGAGTTCGGAAAGTCATTCAGCCAGCTGTGCAAGCTGTATCCGGACATATCCATGCATATAGACTATGACGGGAGGACACCCCTGGGGATAAACCCTTTCGATCTGGAGGGAAGGGAGCTTGACAACAACTCGCTTGTCATGATCTCCGGAATAGTGCAGAGGTACTGGAAGCACATGTTCACGGAAAAGGAATCGGAAAGGGAGACCGCCCTGAACCTCTTCATAGAGGACTATTACGAGCATGTGCCCGCAGGACACAATTTCGAGGGGTTCTACAACCATGTGACGGAGAATTATGAGAAGATACTCGCAAGAAAACATGTCCCACGCACCTACTTCGAGCTTGACTCCTTCCGGTTGAACTGCGGGGAATTCATGCCCGGGCACCGTTACGAGAATGTGAGCAGGGATACAAGGACCGACTTCTCGGGAAAGAGGTTCATCGTCTTCGAGCTCACGCAGATCAAACAGGACAGGTTCCTGTCAAACCTCGTGATGAGCATGATATTCACCATCGTGCAGAAGAAACTGCTCAGCGACAAGCGGAAGCGCGGCGTGCTGATCTTCGACGAATACGCCGAGACCGCACAGATGGTGGACACGGCCACGGGAACCGGCATACACAGCTCCGTGGCCTACTGCTACCAGAAGATCCGCAAGGAGAACGGGGCGGTGTATACGATCGTGCAGACGCCCGACCAGCTTCCGGACGACGAACATACGAAAAACATCATCGGCAACACGGACATGCTGTTCGTACTGCCGACAAAGGAGGTCATCTACCGGAGCATCATTGACAGGTTCAAAATGGAGAAGTCCGGACAGATAGCCCTGATGAAATCCATGCGGAACAACTTCTCCTGCGACCGTCCCTACTCCGAGTGCTTCATGCGCATGGGCGAGAACTACGGGGTGGTCACCCGGCTCGAGTTCTCCAGGGAGAAGTTCCTCGCGTTCCAGACGGAGGGTGAGATATGGTCGGAACTTGAGGAGAAGAGCCGACGCATGTCAATGGAGGAAGCCATAAAGGAATATATCAACGAACATTAATTAAAATTCAAAACGTATGAGAAAACTGTTTTTATCATTACTCGTGCTCGTGGCGGCGGTGCCGGCATCGGCACAATGGGCCGTGGCCGACGCGCCCAACCTCGCGCAGAACGTGAAGAATTTCGCAGAACTGCAGAAACAGGTCGGATATCTGAAGGAGCAGAAGGGCCAGCTGGACGAGACACTGGACCTGATGCGCAAGGTCAACGCGGCGATCTCCGACTGCGAGACGGCCAGGTCGATCATCCGCAGGCAGGGCGACCTGTCGGCGCGGTGCATCAGCCTGGTAACGGAGAGGGAGCTGAGCCCGTCCACCCTGCAGACGCTGACAAACAGCATCGACATGATCATGCTCAACAACACGCGGCTCATCAGGATGTCCAGGACCATACTCTCCACCAATGTGAAGATGAACGACGCGGAGCGTCTGACCAAGCTGCAGGAGATAGAGAAGCAGACCATCGACCAGGAGAGGAAGGTGTCGAAGGTGTCACAGATAATAACCCAGTATGAAAGAATGAAGAGGGCCCTGAGGTAACCGGCATGGAAGAGATATACAGCAACCTGAACCGGGCATATCTCCAGATAAAGGATATGATAGTGATAGAGGGATTCTATGCGCTGGTCGCCGGAATTGTGATAACGACATTCGTCTTCAAGCTGACCGCCATCGTCAAGAACATGGTGAACGACGGGAAAGGGTTCAACGCGAGACATTTTTACGAGCTGGGCAGGGAATATATCCTTTGTATAGGGCTCATATGCGTCATGCCCGTGCTGCTGGACACGCTTGAGACGGTGCTAGCCTACGGGGCGGACGAGCTGATGAGATCCCTTGCGGCCGGAGGGGTGTACAATCCCGACAACATCTGGAAGGCCCCGATAACACAGATGCTTGACGACCTGATGAACGGTGACATCATCGACATTGTCATCAACGGCCTGGACACGGGTTTCAACGCGTTTCTCGCGGGGACGGTGGGAAGTTTCGGCGGAGTGGCATACGACTATATCATGCTGGTATTCCTGTGCACACGCTACCTGATCCTGATACTGCTGGAGGTAGTGTCCCCCATAGCGATAGCATGCCTGTACAACAATGACACCCGGAGCTCCTTCTACACATGGGTCAGACAGATGTTCGGGTGTTACATGCTGTATCCGGGATTCATCATCGCCAGCGTGTTCTCGGACCTGATAGTGGTCAATTACGTACAGCAGAGACCCTGGTCCGTGGTGCTCATGGTGATCTTCTCGTTCATCCTGAAGCTGACAATGCTCGCGACGGTAAAAGCAACAGTTAACAAATGGTTATAACATTATGATGGAGAAAAAGAACATACTCAATATAAAAAACATACTCAGGGATTTTTCCAGGCTGGCGGAAGCCAGGAGGAACCATACATTCCGTACGAAACTGGTGTTCATATTCAGCGCGGTGACAATCGCGATGGTCCTGCTGTTCGCCTACAGGGTGGTGAACGGCGCGATGAACAAGATACTGGTTGTCAACGAAGGGGGCGAGTTCGTGCATTTCAAGGCGGTACGGCAGGACATGCTGTATGAGAGCCTGCTGAAGAAGCACTGCCGGAACACGGCCTATTTCCTGAACAGTTTCGACAGGCTGTCGCTGCAGGAGAACCGGGCACGGGCGCTGTTCCTTGTGAACAAGCCGGACGCCGGCACCATATTCGCCAAATACCAGGCCGACCGGGCATACGGGGACGCCCTGGAGCTCGGTGTCGTCTATAAGACGGAATTTGAAAGGATCATCGACGTGCGTGCCGACGGGGACGAGTACCATGTCAGGTTCTCGTCCGTTCTGAGCATCATCAACGGCGGCGAGACACGGAAGGTGCGGATTCTCAGCGAGGGTACGGTCATGCACGGGACATCGCGTTTTCCGGAAAACGTGTCCGGCTTCTTTTTCCGGACATATAACCAGCAATACGAACTGCTATGACACAGTCGGGAAAAAGCAGAATCATGGTGCTGGGGGCACTGGGTATCATAGTCTTCCTGCTTCTCTGGGGAATCATCGCCGGCCTGCCCGGTTCTACGGACGGTGGACAGGAGGCGGACAGGGTGACACTCCGGTCCAGAATAAAGGACAGCTTCACGCTGGATGACATGATCCGGAGCATGGAGAGGGAGAATACCGGCAGATCCTCCCTTTCCCCGGGATATGCGGAGAGTTTCGGTACGGTGGCGGAAGCCGCCGCGGACACCGCCGGCAGCGGTGACGAGATCCGGCGTATCAGGGAACTGATCAGACGCAACGAGCAGGAACTTGGTGCGGGAAACGTGACCGTACCCCCGGCACCCGCCGCCGTGAAGGAAGACAGTCCGGAACAGGCTGGGAAGACGGAAGCGGAGGTACGGGAACCGGAGGCCGACAGCGTCGCGGAGCCGCCCGCACGCAGGGGGTTCAACAGCGTGCGGCTGGTCCGGCAGGACGAAAAGAATGTGGTCAGGGCCTTCGTGCATTCCACACAGACCGTCATGGTCGGTTCAACCCTGAAGATGCAGCTGGCCGAGAACTGTCTGACTGACGACGGCCGGCGCATACATAAGGGAACGCCCGTGTTCGGAGAGGTCACAAGTATTGACGGGGAACGGGTGCTGGTCAAAATCACATCGGTGAATCTGGCCGGGAACATACTTCCCTTCGAGAAGGAGGTATATTCCGAGGACGCGATGGAAGGCATATACGTGCCGGGAAACGTCAAGGCGGAGACCGTCAAGGAGGCGGAGGCGGCCGGGGTGAGCGGGGCGAATACAAACATCTCGGGAGGACTGGACATGGGAAGCCAGATAGTGGCCGGCGCGGCGAACAGCGTCATCAACGCGACCAAGTCGGCTGCGGGCAAGAACATACGCAAGGTGAAGGTGACAATCAAGACCAATTACCGGATCCTGCTGAAGGAAATGAAAAAATAACGATATCGACAAACCGAAAAGGAAAGAAACCATGGCAAGAGTATATGTGGCGAGCAGCTGGAGCAACGAATACCAGCCGCAGATCGTGGCTTTTTTGAGAGAACGGGGGCATGAGGTGTACGACTTCAGGAACCCTGAAAGAAAAACGGACTTCCGCTGGTCGCAGATCAGCGGGAACTGGGAGCGGATGGAGATGGACGAATATCTGGACGCGCTGGAGCATCCGCTGGCAGAAGCGGGATTCGGGGCGGACTTCGAGGCCATGCGGCAGGCCGACGTATGTGTGCTTGTGCTCCCCTGCGGGGCTTCAGCACATTCCGAGGCGGGATGGATGAAGGGAGCCGGAAAGAAAGTGATAGTGTTTCAGAACCGGCCGCAGAGACCGGAACTGATGTACAAGCTATTTGACGGGATATTCCCGATGGCTGCGGACGTGGCACGGTTCCTGAAGGAGTTTGACAGATTTAATAACGACTTAAAAACTGTATGATATGGAAATTATTTTGGGAAAAGCAGATTATCTGATCCGGCTATTGTTCATCATTGTATTAGGAATTGCATGTATACTTATAGTGATAGCCCCTCTTTATGGTTCACACCACAAACAGTCAGGGCAAGAGAGTAAAGACGCACCAAAGAAGGGCAAACAAGAGTGTGCAAATGAAGATGACAATGGGATAACTTAAAATTAAATGATTGCAGGAACAACGCATGTGTTTGCATTTTCTCCTGCTGCACTATTGTTTTTATCTTGAGAATCCTTTTTCCCAAGTTTAAATCCTAATAAAAGAAACATAAGAGAGAACAATAGCAGGGAAAATATAAAAACAGATCTGAATAATGATAAGGTTATCTCATTAAAATAAATAACGACCATAAAAACAGAAGAAATCAATGTCGGTAAATATAATAGATAATCAGAAATGGGAAAACGCTTAATATCAACATTATGCACAGCATAAACCAATGTCGTGAGAGTGTATGACATAAATGTTGCCAATATAGATGCAGCCAGGCTGAGAACAAGTTGCTCCCAATGCTCAAACGACCGATAATCAGTAGAGCTTAGAAATAACATGGAAGCCATTATCGGCCACTGGATTAATGTTGCTATTACTGTATTTTTCTGACCTTGAGATAATATTTCCAACAATTTAGAGAAATCCATCATAATTCAAATTTTAAAGTTTGCACGCAAAGATACCCATTTTAAAGAAAAATATGAGACAAAACAGAATTTACATTACAGGGATACTTCTTTTGAGTTTTCTTTCAGGGAAAGCCCAGAAGATCGAGGAGCTCTCCGCGGTCCCCCTGCAGATCGGATACGAGAAGACGCTGCACCTGATATTTCCCACCGAGGTGAAGTATTACAGTATCGGAGGGGACTATATCATCGGGGAGAAGGTGGGGAACTGCCCGGAGATCATACGTCTGAAGGCGGCGGAGAAGAATTTTCCGGGAGAGACGAACCTGTCGGTGGTGACGGCCGACACGAGGTTCTACTCGTATGCCATCCGCTACAACGAGTCTCCGGAAGAAAGCTATGTCCGCGTGGGGGGACAGTCTCCCGCACCGCACACACTGCCGGTGGGCAAGGACAAGCAGGTGTTCCTGATCTTCCCGGCCGGAATAACCTATGTGGACTACGGAAGTACGAGCGTGGAAGTCGAGAAAGCCGAGGGGGTGGACAACATCCTGGCGGTGAAGGCAGCCGGTGAGTTTACGGAAGACACGAATATCTCCGCCGTGGTTGAAGGGGGAAAATTCTACACCTTCAACCTCCGCTACGTCCCGTTTCTGGAACGTTTCAGCTTCGTCATTGACAAGGAAAAGACGCAGAAAGTGGCCATACTTGACGAGAAGGAACGCTCAAGCGAACAGAAAGAGCGGATCAGGGAGGCCATCACCGGACGCCCCGCCCTGGAACTGGGACTGAGGGACAGGAATGCGGGCGTGGAGTTCGAGGTCGGGAACATATTCATCGACGGGGACATACTGCTTATGCGCATGACACTGACAAACCGCACACAGATCGGATACACGACGGATTTCATGAGGTTCTATATCCAGGATGCCAAGATACGCAAGAAGACCGCGGTACAGCAGGTCGAGCAGAACATCCTCTTTACATTCGACTACCCTGAGGAGGTGCCGGCACATGAAAGCCGGACATTCACCGTGGCCATGAACAAGTTCACCATTCCGGACAAGAAGAGGCTTGTCATAGAGATCCAGGAGAAGAACGGCGGCCGGCACTTCCTCTACAAGCTGAGGAACAAGTCGCTCCTGACTGCGGAGGAAGTGTTCAGAAGCCTGAAGGAGCAGAGGGCGGAGGATGAAGCGGACAGGATATTGAGGAGGATATCCCGATGAGACTGCTGCTGTTCATGATGTTTTTCCCTTTTTCCTTCCATGGGGAGAACAACGGAAGGGAGCTGCTCGATATGGCGCTGGAAAAATGCGGAAGCCTGGAGAGTCTGGCGGATTGCCGGGACATACTTCTCCGATACGGGGTGGCGGACAGGATACCCCTGGCATGTCCCCTGAGGGACAAGTTCCGGATAAGCAGCGCATACGGCGGCAGGATTCATCCCATAACAGGGAAACGCGGTTTCCATTCGGGGATCGACATGGCGGTGGAACTGGCCGCACCGGTCTGTGCCACAGCCTCGGGCACGGTTTCATTCGCGGGAAGGAAGGGAGGCTATGGAAGATGTGTCGTCATACGGCATTCCTACGGTTTTGAGACCTTGTATGCACATCTGGCGGCATATTATACCACGGAGGGACAAAAAGTCGTGAAAGGGGCCGTAATCGGCTTTGCGGGAAGTACGGGCAGAAGCACGGGATATCACCTGCATTATGAGACAAGAAAGAACGGTAAAACTATAAAACCATACTGGTATGGATATGACAATTCAGGAGGAGATTGAACAGCTTGTACTGAGGTGCATAGCCTCCGACGGGCTGAAGGCCTGTCCGAAAGATCTGGCATTCCTCGAGAGATACGGCCTGAAAAAACTGTACTTCTTTTCCGTGGAATACGGAATGGAGGGGGTGGACACGTCGGAACTGGACGGCAGGGCGGGAAGACTGATCAGGTGGAACCTGTTCTCGACGGATTTCCCGCTCCTGCGACAAAAGTATGAGAGGGAGGGAAAGGAGGCGCTTCTGGAATGCCTCTATCTGGAGGAAAGATATTTTCGGGAATTCCTGAACATGACCGGGGAGGAGGACGAGCCATGACAAGTCTTTCAGCAATCAACTATATAGAACGGATCAACCGGATGTACCGGCTCATCCGGATGGAGAATACCGGCAGCCTGAACGAACTGGCGGCCAGACTGAGGGTGAGCGAGAGGACTGTGAGCAACTATCTGGAGGAGCTCAGGCTGATGGGGGCCGAGATAAGTTTCAGCAGGACACGCAACACTTATTTTTTCGGGAACCGGTTCGTGCTGTATGCAACATTCGAGGCGCGCATCGATGCCGATGTGCTGGACGATTCAACAGGGCATGACGTATGCAATTATAATAAATCATTAAAAAACATCTAATTATGAAGAAAGTAAAATTTTTATTTCTGACAGCGTTTGTTGCGGTATTCGCAGGTTGCCAGAGCGAGGAAATGCTGGAAAAGAGTTCAGAAAATGACAAGACAACTCCCCCCGGTGACATACGGATCACCATCGAGGGGGAAGGAATGACAAACCCGGCAACCAGGGCGACAGACGGAAGAGTGGAATTCGAAGGAGGATATGCTACAGGAGCGGGACTGTATAATGGAACAGATCGACCTGTGGTTGAAGCGCACCCCGATGGAGGATATGAAGTTAGTTACTTCTATGGTGGCCCGACAAATGAGCCTAAAAAATATGACTATTCACAGACAGGAACGAGCCTTTTTAATGTTGATTTGGGCGGTCAGGATCACACCTTTCATTGCGGATTCAAAGAAAAGAAACGGAACCTTACTGTTAATGCCGGAACCGGCGGTTCGGTTTCACCTTCCGGCACAAACAGCTATCGGGTTAAGAAACCGATTGACATAACAGCCACTCCGGACAACGGATATGAATTTACCGGTTGGACTATTACTGAAGGGGATGTAACAATCAAGGATCCAGGCAGTTTGAATACCACAGCAACCCTGCATAATACCAACAGTACTATTACAGCCAATTTTGAACCTCCAATTTCCATATCTAACTTCATAATTGTAGGAAACAATGGAATAATACTTTCCAAAGGGCAAAGATATATTGTTGGTAGTGTGGACTGGAAAAATGTGATTTATGGTAATGGTAAATATGTGGCAGTGGGAGGTGATGGATATATATCTACTTCAACAGATGGGATTAATTGGACAACACCCAAAAACATAGGAGGAAATTTAACTATTAGTTGGTTTTGTGTTTGTTATGGAGGTGGAAAATTTGTTACGATGGGTCTTAATGAATATACAGCCACTTCAACAGATGGCATTAATTGGACAATATCAACAATGACACCAAATAATGTGGTTAATTGGTTTGATGTTATTTATGCTAATGGAAGATATGTTGCAGTAGGTAATAATACTTATACAACCTCTTCAGTAGATGGAATCAATTGGCTAACACCTGAGCAAGTTAAAAACAATAGCATGAGTAATTTTTCAGGTGTTACTTATGGAAATGGAAAATTTGTGGCAGTGGGAAATGATGGAAATATAACTACTTCCACTAACGGAGTAAATTGGACAACACCTATAACTGTAGGAAGTATATTTCATGATTGGACTAATATTTGTTATGGAAATGGGAAATTTGTGGTTGTAGGAGATAGAGGATATAACGATGGATATGTAACCACTTCAACAGATGGTGAAAATTGGACTACACCCAAAAAAATAATAAGTGGAGTAAAATATGGGGCTCATGTTTGTTGCGCAAATGAAAATTTTGTAGTAATAAGTGATAATGGATATGTAACCACTTCAACAGATGGTGAAAATTGGACTACGCCCGAACAAATAAAAGATGAATCAGGTAAAGTAGTTACAGCAACTCTCAACGGCGTTTGTGCCGTAATCATCGGTGACTTATAGTTGCCACAGTTTTTTTCGGTCCACTACCAGAAGCTAAAGCTCTTGGCAGTGGATCTTTAGCTTTTATTGGAAAAGCTCCTAGCTATCCTTCGTTCAACCTTTTCTAGTTCCTTAAATTTGATCTTGGATATCGAATTGTAGATTGTCGCCTCGTTTATGTCCGCATAGATTTCCGTAGTGCGGATGTTGGTATGCCCCAGAATTTCCTTTATAGTTGTGAGTGGCGTGTCATGATAAAGCAGAAGGGTGGCAGTCGTATGGTGTGCAACGTGAAAAGAAATGTTTTTCCGGCTGCGAAAAAGCTTCTTGTAAACACGTTTTATAACCCGATTGCACACTGCATTGGACGGCATATAAAAGAGTTTTTCCCGTGTACGGTGAAATAATCTTATCACTTCGAGTGCCTTTCCTGAAAACATCTGTTCAATGGGAACAAAAACTTTCTGTGATGTCTTCTTCATTGTGAGGAAAAGCCATCGCTTGTTCCTGATCCGTTTAATATTTGAATATTCCACTTTGCAGATATCGGAATAGCGCAGACCGGTCAGACACGAGAACAGAAAACCGGAAAGAATCTCCCGCTCCTTTTCTTCCATCGTGTCGAAATTGTTTTCCTGAAATTGATAGAGCACGACCAGTTCCTTAGTCGTCAGGCTTTCCCTGAAAGTTTTCTCCGGTTTCACATTGCAAAGGCTAAACAATTCCTCTATGGAATGTTTGATATACCCTTTCAGGCAAGCCTGTCGGAGTGCCTTTTTTAAATGTTTCATATGCTTGACAATCGTGTTGGCTTTCATTCCCATGGAACAAAGAAAGCGCTCGTACCCGCATACGAATATTTTGTCTATATCACAGAAAGCCGCTTCCGGAGCATATTCTTCCAATGTATCCAGTGTCCGGAGATAGTTCTTTCGGGTGGACTCCCTGATGCCGGTCTCCATACATACGTCAGAGAAAAAATCGACAAAGGCAACATAGTGCTTGTCAGTCTCCCCTTCAGGCAGCATTGCCTTGACCTTGTCATAATACCCACCCAAATATTTTTCTTTCTGGGGGGGGAGGCTTCGTTCTCCTCACATAGGTCGGATATCGAGAGGGTGAATTCATTTCCTCCCAATAGTATATATATGTTTCCCTTGATATCACCCTTCCCAAATTGGAGAAGGTGGCTTTTTATACAATCACGCAGCCGGGTGCCCAGAATATTTAATGAATCCATTTTTAGAAACAAAAATAATTCTATTTATCGTGTTTCCAACAAAAACATCCCGACAGGTCATAAATTCGTTCTACGGTCTTCTGATTGTGAAATGAGAGTTATCGTTTTGTCCTGTATGAGGCTAAAAACGGGCAAGAAACAGGTACTAGAAGTTTTCCGGTACCTGTTGTCGTGTTGGCTTGCTTTGAGAAAGAAAACTTTAATCAGCCAGTCTAAGAATGGAATTAAAGGTTGTCTTGACCTTATTGCCCGAATTATCTCTTATCGGAATGGGTTCGCTCCACGACATGCCGTCATTAGAGAATGAGATATATCCGTCTTCTCCGACCACAACGAATTTTCCATCTGAATATATGACGGACTTCCATTTGCTCGTTCCGGCCATGAAAGCAGTTCCCCAGATTGTTCCATTTGTGGATGTGGAGATATATCCATCATCTCCGACAGCGACAAATACTCCGTTTCCAAAAGCCATAGAATTGCATGTTTTCAGTCCTCCCATGGAATGCGATGTCCATGTGATCCCATCTACCGACCTATACACCGTGCCATTCTTGAATGCCCAGAAAACATCCTGCGCGAAAATTATACCTTTCAATATACCTGTTCCGGGACCCGCCACGTCATATCCGCTCCATGAAACCGCATCAGTTGAGACGGCCGATATCAAATTCCGGTTGCTGTAACTCCCCACAGCGACGTATTTACAATTGCCATGGGCTACACCATAATACGTATTGAAATAACTGGTGTTGCTGAATTTAGAGGCAAATGTCCAGTTATCCCCATCATTCGATATGGCAATGGAGGAATAGGGGTCAAAATCATCAACGTCCCTTAATCCGGCTGCGACAAACTTTCCACTCGCATACATAACTGTCTTACATTTTGTTGTCGAGCCGTTCCCAGAAACAACCAACCTTTTAGGGGTACTCCAATTCACTCCGTCTGCCGAATTGGTAATATACCCGCTATAAGCCCCGTTATTGCCTTTGGATGCTCCAACCGCAACATATTTGCCGTTTCCGTAGGCTATTGAATACCAGTCAGCAGTACCGATCACATAACTTTCTCCCCTGGAGAGAATGACACCATTATTTCCCGTGAGCACATAATCCGAAATGGAGAGCGGAGATTCGAAATTGGCTGTAATAGTACTGTTGGTATGAAGGCTGTCCTAATTAGCTTTTTTCTTCCTCATACGATATAATATACACTACAAATCAAATAAAACGGAATGACGACTTCTTGTATACATCGTTAAGCAGAAGCTTATTTCAAATATTTTGATCTGCTGTCAGAAGTCGGTTTACCTATTGGTAGTCTTCAGAACTTATCAGAAAAGATTCTGGCCACCCTCCGTTCAACCTTCTCCAGTTCCTTGAATTTTATTTTGGATATGGAATTGTAAATTGTCGCTTCATTTATATCCGCATATGTTTCTGTAGTACGAATATTGGTATGGCCAAGAATTTCCTTTATAGTTGTGAGTGGCGTGTTATGATACAGCAGCAGTGTGGCTGCCGTATGACGCCCAGTATGAAAAGAGATATTCTTTTTACTGCGGAAGAGCTTCTTGTAAACACGTTTTATAACCCGATTGCACACTGCATTGGACGGCATATAAAAGAGTTTTCCCCGTGTACGGTGAAATAATCTTATCACTTCGAGTGCCTTTCCTGAAAACATCTGTTCAATGGGAACAAAAACTTTCTGTGATGTCTTCTTCATTGTGAGGAAAAGCCATCGCTTGTTCCTGATCCGTTTAATATTTGAATATTCCACTTTGCAGATATCGGAATAGCGCAGACCGGTCAGACATGAGAATATAAAGCCGGCAAGAATCTCTCGTTCTCTATTTTCCAGTGTATTAAAATTGTTTTGCAGGTATTGATAGAGCACGACCAGTTCCTTAGTCGTCAGGCTTTCTTTGAAGGTTTTCTCTGGTCTAACATTACAGAGGCTGAACAGTTCATCTACAGAATGTTTTATAAAGCCTTTCCGACAAGCCTGGTGAAAGGCCTTCTTTAAATGTTTCAGATGTTTGATTATAGTATTGGCTTTCATCTTCAAAGAGGAAAGGAATAATTCATAACCACATACAAAGCTGGAATCAATATCTGACAAATGTGCGTTTGGAGCATACTCTTTCAATGTATCAAGAGTCCGAAAATAGTTTTTACGTGTGGAGTCCTTGATATTTATATCAGCACATATGTCGGAAAAGAAATCGGTAAACATGTTGTAACTTTTGCCTGGCCCCCCCTCAGGTAGAGTGATTCTAACCTGATCATAGTATCCGCCCAGTTTTTTTTCTTTCAGCGGCTTTTCGAAATCAGAGGTACCTTGCAACTCTGATATTGAAAAGCTGAGTTCTTCTCCTTCCAGAAAAAGATATATGTTTCCCTTTACACCGACAGCTTCTGCCTGAGTAAAAAAATTAGTAATGCAGTTGCGTAATTTTGTGGCCAATATATTCAGCTGTTCCATTTTTTAGTTTCAAAAATAATCTATTTATCGCAATTACACAGGTTTGTATGTTTAAAGAAGTACATTATCCATGTTACTTAGCTCCAACAGTACTATTACAGCCAATTTTATAAGTAGTAAGTTCATAATTGTAGGGAACAATGGGTATGTGATCACTCCTTTAGGAACACAACAGACAGGACAGTGTGATTGGAAGTATGTGGCCTATGGCAATGGTAGATACTTTGTAAGTGGCAAAATGGAGGAAGGCTCATCTTTTACCGCTCCATATATGACTTCATCCGATGGTGAGAATTGGAATCTGACAAGTAAGATGGGAACAGGATATGAACCGATTGGGGTTGCTTTTGGTAATGACAAGTTCATAACATCATATTCTACAAGTTATTCGACAGCAACATACTTTGTATCAAACGACTGGAACTTTACTGGCAGTCAGCCACATTCTACCTTTATTCCTTATTCGGTAGCTTATGGAGATAAAACATTCGTTATGGTAGGGAAACAAGACGGTTATGGATATAGTTATACAATGGACGACTATTCCACAACATGGACCAGAAAAGTAATTGGAGGGATTACCCCCATAGATATAACATTCAATGGTGATCTCAAAAAATTCATAGCACTTGGGGAATGGGGTGAGGTTTATGCTTTCAGCCGTTATTTCGGTTGGTCCAAAAGTGCGGAAATATCACTTACAAAGACCTTTACACGGGTTGCAGTTTCCAATGACGGAACAATTGTCGCCGTTGGGAAAGACGGGTATATAGTTTCATCCAAGGGTTGGGACTCCCCAAAACAGATTGGTACACAGAACTGGAACGATGTCATTTATCTCAATAATAAATTTATCGCAATAGGTGACAATGGACTGATAACCCAGTCTGCCGACGGGATAGTCTGGTCAAATCCGGAGCAGGTAAAAGACGCTTCCGGAAATGCATTAAATATTAATCTGAACGCTCTCTGTGCTATACAATAACAACCGGATGTGAGAACGGTCATATCCCAATTCTGATTTAGGCGAACGTAAAACGGTATTCTGAAGAACCGGAGAATGAAGGAGCTGTATGAATAATATCACACAGCTCCTTCTTACTCTTCCGGAGAACCACTTGTCATAACGATTATTTCCGGGGAATATTATTATGGCATGATGCAAATACTATTTAGAGTTGCTGTAATAGGATTTCCTGATTCATCTGTTATTAGTTTTGGAGTAGTCCAACTCACACCGTCATTCGATGAAGTTATGTAACCACTACTTCCGACGGCAACATATTTTCCGTCAGCGTAAGCTACGCCTTTCCAGTTAATGTTACCTGCATATACTTTCTGTTCCCAGACAGAACCGTTGGTTGATGTATTTGTAAAGCCTTTGTTTCCAACCACAACATATTTACCGTTTGCATATATTATATCACTCGCTCCATTTATCCGAAAATCATATGATTCCTGCCATAATTCACCATTAAGCGACAAAGCCGCGAAACAATGTGATCCAACAGCCACAAACTTTCCATTAGCATATATTACAGCATTCCAGGTATTACTACCAAATTGCTTTGGTGTAGTCCAGTTCACCCCATCGGTTGATGGAACGTCCGGAAGCTTTACAGGAAAGAGTGTTTAATAAATTGTTTGAAGCGGTTGAAATAGCCAAATTCACAAAAGAACAGTATGAAGCTTATGAAGAAAGTCTAAAAGTCTATCGTGATTGGCAAAACACCATAGCTACAGCAGAATCCAAAGGATGGGAAGAAGGGCAAGCTGAAGGCCGTCTGAAAGAGAGAAAAGAAAATGCTTTTAATCTAAAGAAACTGGGTGTGTTGGTTGAGATTATTTCGGAGGCTACCGGATTATCCGTAAAAGAAATAGAGTTGTTATAGTTTTTGCACTGTATGCAAAATTTAATAGCGAAACCGAGAGAATTGGTTTCGCTATCTTAATGCTGTCAGTTCAATAAAACCATTTTTTTATTTTATGCGACAAAAACCATTGAGAAAGCTGAGCCGAACGTCTCCGCTTTCTATTATTCCGGTAGATTTCCAATTAATTCCATCCGTGGATTTTCCTAAATAACCATTGTTTTCCAAAGCCAGAAAACTATTATCTTCAAATATGACTTTTTCCCAGGAATTATTCCCAAAGGCTACCTCCACCCAATTCTTCCCATCGATGGAATAGTGCATATATCCATAGGAACTTACAATAAATTTATTATTTCCGAATGTTGAAGAATACAAATTGGTTACTGTGATTTTTAGCCTGTTCCAGTTTGTCAGGTCTGTCGAGTGATTAATATAACCACTTTTTTCCGCAATGACATAAATTCCATTTCCATAAGCTACAGATTTTAAGTCACCGGAGCCAATTTTTGTTTCCTGCCAGACGTTTCCGTCTGTGGAGGTTGCCATATATCCGTTATTGCCTACAACGATAAACCGGCCATTGCAATATTGTATGCTGTTCCATGTGCGGTTCTTGGTGTTGCTGATCTTGACAATGTTCCAATCTCCGGTGCCCGTAGATACTGCAACATATCCATTACCGGCAGCGACAAATTTTCCGTTTCCATAGACTATTGAATACCAGTCTGACGAGTATCCAACGATGTCCGGTCCTGTCCATGTTCTGCCATCTGTTGAAGTGGTCATATATCCACGTTTGCCGACTGCTATATATTTGCCATTACCGTGTACTACTGAATACCAATCCGTTTCACCCAATATATATTTTTTTTCTTGGGAAAAGATAACACCATTATCACCTACGAAAATGTAATCAGGAATAGATATACCTTGTTCAAATCTGGCTGTAATAGTACTGTTGGAACAGATACCAAGCATATTCTTATAGGAGCTTATGCTGTTTTCTTTTGAATCTCTTTAATGTGTTTACGTTTAAAAATGAAGTCCCGGTGCATCACTGCAACAGGACCTCTCCACCTTAAATTCAAATTGTTTATGCCAATGAATTTTATATCTCCATGCCGGTATCAGCTGTCAGTTCTCTTATCCGGCTTATTTGTCTTTCCAAAAAATAATCGGCATACAGTTCATATGCTCCGTTTTCATAAAAGCTGACCAGTCCTTTTCGATAGTTCAGGATATCAGCCTCTCTGGCCGAATATACCGGGATCAGTCCGGCATTCATCATTACAATACTTTCCACAAGGCGTGCGGTCCGTTTGTTACAATCTATAAACGGTTGTATTTTCGCAATGTTACAGTGTAAATATACGGCACGTTCAAGAGGATTGTCCAGTTCAGTCTGGCGATACAGGACCTCGCTTAACTTGAAGCGGATCTCATACACATCACGCGGAGGTATATATTCCGTCCCGCTGATCCGTACCGGGCGTGTCCTGAACTGTCCGGCTTCTTCATCGGAAACCAACCCGGAAGACAAACCGGAATGCAGCCGGAGCAATGTACGTTCATCTATCATTTCCGTATTACCTCCTTTATGGATATATTCCATTTCCGACACAAAGACGTTATGCAGGTTCTTCAACATTTTTGCATCCTCATATCTTTTTTCAGAAGTGATGCCGTCTTTCAGAAGCGCTTCCGTCTCCACATATGTATATGTATTCCCTTCGATCTTTCCCGAATAATAACTCCACACCACGGCCAAATTACGTATATCGGAAGATGTCAGATCCGACAACTTTGCCAATGGAGAGCATAGTATTTGTTCGGCTTTCTGTAATTGCTTATCGGTAAATATATTCATTTCAATTTCTGTTATTCCAACTTTGTGGAAGTATTTTTATATAATTCGTTGTCTCATCCCAAATATATCCGTCCGTATAGTTGCGGTTGAAGAGATAGTCTGCATCACACCGAAGCAATACCCATTCATTGGAACCTTCCGCTTTCCAATACAGATGAACTAAAGGAGTTGCATAACCAACTCCATCGTATTTAGGATCCAATCGTTTAACCGGGAACTGGCACTCCATAATACCTTTCCAGAAACGTATTCCTGCCGGAACATCAACAGCCACAGTACCAATCTCATCCCTCCATTCGTCATCATTGACCGCACCTTTTCTTTTAATACTTGGTCTGTATGAATTAGAATTCATCTTGAACTCACGCTCCCAGACCGCTTTAATTTCGCCTCTCAATGCTTTTTCTCCTTTATTGGACAAAACATATACCAGGTTCCATGGAGTGTCATCAGGCACCGGATATGCAAGAATAGAAGTATATCCCTGCCCTTCCACCTCCATCATGCGCAATGCCGGCAAATTCTCTGATGCGGGCGCCTTCACCTCATACAGCCACTCCTGATCAGTGCTTCCATAAGAATATCCAACGGCCCTACACCACATTGTTTCTCCTTTCCTACGGAACAATGGGACAAGCTGGTAGGTTCCCGGTGCGGAGGTGACATAACACTGGATGCGCTTGCCGTCCCATCCTCCATTGGTCTTGATGTCTATCGGCTGGAACTTCTCCACAATCTCATTGGTACCCTGCCTCATGAATACAAATCTCATCTCCCCTTCGCCATCATCACAGAAAGGCGTATAGAATGTCCCGAACACCTTGCCTTCGTTTTGATAACAGTCGTATCCGTATTCTGTGTAGTTCGGCCATATCTTGAAAGGATAATCGTCCGGATCAGGATTGAGTATGATTTCATCGGTCTTGCCGTACTGGCTCCAGTATTCCACATCAATATCCACCTGTTCCTTGTTGACCGGCGCGTTGTAATTCCCCGTCATATTCAGCGTATAGGTGTATTTCATGCCCGCCTTCCATTCATGCTGCACCGGGAATGCATAAGTGTGCTTCTGTCCGTCAATGGTAAAGCTGACACATGCCTGGTGGTCATATGATGCCCTTGGAATAAGAATCGCATCGACAACGACCGGATCCGCATCATTCAGGGCGTAGTTCCCTCCGACTCTGACCGCACCACGTCCCCTGTTGTAGTCCATCTTCACAGTTCCGGACAAGGCGTCGACCGTTCCGGCGGTATATATTTCCGAGAATGTCATATCCGATACCACTCCCGCACCGATGTACTCGTTTTTCATCAGCCGCACACGTACAAGCGTCATTGCGTGCCGCATCATCAGGTCGGCGGTGGGCATGTCTTTTGTCACCCTGGCGGATCCGTACAGGATGTCATCCTGGTCCGCCAGATCAAACGGCACATTCTTGCAGTCAGTCACCGCGTTGTCATACGGCAGATATGCGACAACCTCCGCATCCCCCTCCACCGGTACCTCGCCGGCAGCGTTCCATTCTTTCCCGTCAAAGACGTAGGAGGCGTTTTTCGGGCCTGCGGCTTCCGTCCCGTCCGTATTGACAAACACTCCCATGGCGTGTCCCGGCACGAACGCCTCAATGATCCCCCTTGTCTGTTGCATGCCCTGCAATGCGGCGGTGACGCCCAGCTGTATTTTTTCCGGTTCCTCTCCGGGTTCTTCTTCCTCCTCCTGACTTCCGCCGGGATTCACCACGGGCGGTTCCGGCTCCGGCAAAATTTCGTCCTTTTCACATGATGCAAGCGTACAGGCAAGCGAGGCGGCCAATATGTATCCGAATATCTTTTTCATGTTTTTTTTAGTTAAGTATCTTACTTTTATCCGACTGTTACTTTTATAGTAATTTCCATATTTCACTTCTCCACATATTCTCTCCAGAAATCCTCCAGCTTTTCTCGGTCCAGTGTCCCGTCCTCTTTGAGGAAGCACCCTATCATCGCTTCAAGTATCGTTTTGACGCCCCTGTACCGGTGATCCGCGGCGAATGTTCTCAATTCCCACACAAGATCCTCTGCCAGCGCGATAGTCTGGTTGTATGTTTTTCCCGCAGGCTTTCCAGTCATGCCCTTTTCTTTCACCGTGTTTTCCCCCACCATGTTCTCCAGTGAGATCCCTCTTGACTTGAACTCTTTCATTTTCCAGTATTTTGTTTATTCATCCTTTTCACTCTCCCGACAAATTCCTCCGTCAGCTTCCTGTAGTCCTCAGCCCCGTTTGACGAGGGCGCATAATCAAAAATGCTTTGCGCGTTGTACTGGGATTCTCCCAAGGCCACGTTGTTGCGGATCGTTGTTTCAAACATTCCTTCCCCCAGCGCCTCCTTCAGGCTCTCCCTTATATCCGCATCCAGCTTTCTTTTCGCATTGAACCTGGTCATGAAGTATCCGAGTATGCGTACCTGCGCGCCCAGCTTCCTTCTGAGCAGGCTGATGATATAATGTATCTTCTCGATACCCTTCATTGCGAAATAGTTCCCGTCCGTGGGTATGATGACAAAGTCACTTGCCATGAGCGCGTTCTGCGTAATGATTCCCAGCGAGGGCGGACAGTCTATAAGTATATACTCATAATTTTCCGCCAGTACCTTTATAATCTCCCTGAAAAGGAACTCCCTTCCCGGCGTGGTGTTCATCACCACCTCCGTTGCCGCCAGGTCCAGAGATGCCGGCAATATATCCACCTTCTCCAGCCATTTTTGCGGCTTCAGATTCAGAGGCTTGTCCTGCATGCAGTCCTGCAGCACGCTCTCAAGCAAGGCCTCCGTGGAAAGACTTGCCATTTCCTCCCCGAATGCCGCCATCGTCGTATTCGCCTGCGGATCCGCATCGATAATACATACCTTCTTTCCGTGCAGCCGTGCGATTCCGGCAGCCAGATTCAACAGTGAGGTCGTCTTGGCGACACCACCCTTGTGATTGACACATGCTGTCGTAATTGTCTTCATAATGTTCATATCTCCTTGATTATTACGGTGTAAAGATACAAAATATCACACAGATTGCCAAGCATTTTACGTAAATACTATTTTACTTTAAATATATTTCACATATTATACTTATATAGTAGAATGTGTATTTATTATAAATCACTTAATCAGTAAATAATATAAATGAAGTAATTTACTTAAATTGAAAAACTATTTCTTTCACGGGAAAGGTATATCGCAAAAAAAATGCGACCACATAATATATCTTGCGGTCTTAAAGGTATAAAGCCCGTACATATAAGACTAAAAAAGTCAGGGATCTTGCCGGGGACGTTATGAAGATAATAAAAGCCCCCGGCCTGTTAAAAGTAACGCCAATCACTTTGTAACACTACGCAGAACCGCGCAACCGGGGGCAAATACCCTCTGTTGCGGTTCTGCTTTTTTTATGTTACAAAAATGATTGGCTTTGCAAAGTTAAGAAAATATTCGTTATGACATTATTTGAGATTCTAAATTTTAACAGGGAGGTTCTTGAACGCCTGAGGGCGATGGGTTTCAAGCCGGATGACTGCAGGTATCTCGACCTGTACAAGGAGTATGAACGTATGCGGCTTCAGGGTGACAAGGTCACCTACTGCGTCGCCGCCCTGTCGGTGAGGCATGGTGTTTCGGAACGGAAAATCTACGAGATTATCGGACGTTTCAAGAAGGAGTGTACGCTCCATGCAGTATAAGTGGCGCCTGTTTTTTGCTTTCATGGCAGGAAGTGCGGAACTTTGTGCCGGAAATACAAACACTTATATCTCACGACAAACTGATTATATAATGGAAAAGACTAACATTTACAGCCAGGCCCCGCTTCCTTTCGTGGGGCAGAAACGCATGTTCGCGTCAGAATTCAGAAAGGTACTGGAACGTTTCGGTGACAAGACGGTCTTTGTCGACCTGTTCGGCGGTTCCGGCCTGCTGGCGCACATCACCAAACGGGAACGCCCTGACGCGACGGTCATTTACAATGACCACGACAACTACCGCGGGCGTCTGGAGAATATCGGCCGGACCAACCGTCTGCTGGCGGACCTGCGGGATATGGCACGGGAACATCCCCGCCATAAGATGATAACCGGAAGCCTGCGTGCGGCATTTCTCGAACGCATCCGGCAGGAGGAACAAACAGGAGCGGTGGATTACATCACCCTCTCATCCTCCCTGCTGTTTTCCGGGAAATACGCCCTGAACCTGGAGGAGCTCGGGAAGCAGAGCTTCTACAACAACCTGCGCCTTTCCGACTACCGCTGCGGGGGCTATCTTGACGGCCTTGAAGTGGTCTGCTGCGATTACAAGGTGCTGGCGGACAAATACGGCTGCTCGCCGGACGTCGTGTTCCTTGTCGATCCCCCCTACATGGCCACGGACACCAGCACATACCAAATGGACTGGAAGCTGAAGGACTATCTGGATGTCCTGCTTGTCCTGAAGGGACACCCGTTTGTCTATTTCACCTCGTCCAAGTCGCCCATACTGGATTTCTGCAGCTGGATGGAGGAGCATCCCGGAAGCGGCAATCCTTTCAGGGGGGCGGGCCGGTCCACGTTCGCCGCACGGATGAATTACGCTTCGTCCTATACGGATATCATGCTCTACAGGGAGATGCCCGGGGCCGCCTGACAAACATCACCGCACACACCACCTTGAATTCTTTCCCGCGGACAATACCGGATCCCCCCTCCGGATTGTCCGCGTTTTCTGTTACAGGATTCCGGTCCCGTTGCCGGCGTGCGTGACGCGAAATCCCGCACGTCGCAACATGATTGCGACGAACCTCCGTACCTTGCACTCCGGAACCGGCACAGTGCGTGTTCCACAAACATCATGTATAACTAAAACCAAGACAACCATGTCAACCGAAAACAAGATGATGCCGGAGAATGCCCGGCTCGCAGCGGTCCTGGCCGATCCGGACATGATCCTGCAATTCAAGACGCCGTCCGAGAAGGCCCAGATGGCGGCGGTACAGAGAAAACCGGAGCTGATAGGGCACCTGCCCTCGGCCACGGAAAAGGTGCAGCTCGTGGCGGTTCTCCGCTCTGCGGAGAGCGTCCTGCTCATGCACGCCCCCTCGCGGAGGACCTGCTTCATGGCCGTGGAGAAAATGCTGGGCCTGGACCTCCTTCCTGAAGAGAATGTGCTGGACGCGGCCGAGAGACTGGTCCTGCGGATGAAAAGTGACAGGAATGAGGGAAAGCCGGACACGGCGGCCATAGAGGAGTTCCTGACCGAAGTCAAACCTTATAAAAACTGATGCCCATGCCTACCATTTCAGAACGCCTGGCGGCATTGTTCAGCCGGGACATGAGAACCGTACTCCGCAATCCCCGCGCCATCAGCATGCTTGCCAACCCTTCCGCACGTGTCCAGATGGCGGCGGTCCGCAGGGACAGGAGTGTCATCTGCTTCATCGACAAACCCGTGGAGAAAGTGCAGCTTGCCGCAGTCAGGAACGCGCCGCACAACATTCATTTCATCGCCTCGCCAGGCGAGCGGGTCCAGTTGTCCGTCATACGTGCCAGACCGTCCTACATCGGCTTCATACCCGATCCTTCGGAGAAGGTGCAGCTGGCGGCTGTCGAGAGAAGACCCGAATGTGTCGCCCTGATACGGAAGCCGGCGGAGAGGGTGCAACTGATGGCCGTGCTGAAGGATCCGCAGCACATCGCCTCCATCCGGGAACCTGCCATGAAGGTGCAGCTGGCGGCGGTACAGAAGGAGCCGGAATACATCCGCCACATCGAGGAACCCGCGGAAAAGGTGCAGCACATGGCCATACAGAGGAATCCGGATGCTCTGCGTCACATAAAATCCCCTGCGGAAAGCGTGCAGCTCGCGGCCGTGCAGGCCAGGGGGGAGACCGTCATGTATCTGGCGGATCCTCCGGAGGCCGTCCAGCTCGCCGCCGTCAGAAGCGATCCCCGTAACATCCGCCACATCGAGAATCCCACGGAGAAGGTGCAGCTTTCTGTCCTGCATGCCGACAGGACTGCCGCGACGCTCATCAGCTCCCCGGCAGAGGAGGTGAAGAAGCAGGCCGCAAGCCTGTACGGACTGGAGCTCGGGAAGGATGCCGGGAAGAAAACGAAGGAGGCCCGCACACACGGGAGTTCCGCCGCCCCGGCAAAACGCACGGCCGCGAAAAAGGCCGGGGAGGCCGCAGGAAAGAAGCCGTCGGCCGGACAGGTAAAGGAGGCCGTTGAGAAACTGGACAGGGAGATTCAGGAAATTAACAGGGAGTATTACGAGGCCGGCCTTGAGGCACAGTACTCGGGCAGCGGCGTGGAACGCGCCCGGGAACTTGAGGAGGCCGGCGAGCGCAGGGAGAGAAAACTCGCCGGGGCCTGTGAAAAATTCAACTCGTCCGCTGTCCCGGACAAGAAAGGATGCGATATGGGAAACATCATCCGGGAACTGCGTGCCAAAGGTGTCGCCGTGGAGAGCATGAAGGCCGAGCAATGGAACACGCTCATGCAGGGAAAGGCCGTTAAGCCGCCGACCGTCACCGGCATGGCCGGGAAAGGAAGCGCGCTGATGCTCTCCAAGACTCCCGCCGGCTATACGCTGAAAGCCGTGAACTCGATAAACAGCATCAGCCGCCAGGCCGGCGCGGACATGTAGAAGTAAAATGTGCATTACATGAATATTACTTGTTTGCTTGACTTATTTTTCAAGTAAACAAGTAATATCTCTTTAATGACATTTCCGGCAGGTTGCAAACCAATGACATAACCCGATTATAAATTCAAAAGGCATATGAACATTTCTGACAAATATTTCATGGAGGGGGAAACTGGTCTTTTCCCTTTCTATAGGACGGAGCCTTCCGCCGGTCACAAGAGTGCGGGAACGGAAACCGTCCGGACCGGGGACACCCCCGTTCTGGAGGCCGCCCGGGAGAAAGTGGTGGAGCTGGTCCGGGAAGAGACCGGTGACATACTTTTCCGCGAGGCCGGGGAAAGCGGTGGGGAGAAATCCCTGGTAGGACTGCACAACATCAGCGAGGAGCGTCTTTTAAAAGCCCTGAGGCTGGGCGGATTCGCCAACCCGAGCGCGGCGGTGATCGATATCAGCAGACAGACCCACGAGGGATACGGGGAGATCTCACTGGTACTGCCCGCCTCCATGATAGACAGGCATAGCGGACGCAATGCCGGAACATGGAGCCAGGACGCATGGACTCCCGTCTACCCTCAGATAGAGAGACAGTTCGGGGGCACGGGCGGTGACAGGGCGTCCGGTGACATCATGTCCGTACCCGAAGAAATGCGGAACGAGACAAGACGGGGCATCAACTCATGGATGGACGGGCGTTCCGCCGACCGGCTGGCATACCTGTATCTGCATGAACAGGGAAAAGCGCCCGGGCTGGTGCGCCGGGAGGCCAGGTATCCGGAATCGCTCCACAATGCGGTAAGGGATATCATGGGGGACAACTCCGCCCTGTATGACGTCAGTGCCGGGAAACGGTCGGAGCTGCTGGGGCTTTATATCCGTGAGAACTTTTCCGGGGACAGGACGGCATACGGGAAAGAGCTTCAGGGGAAGATGATCCGCCTGGAGGAGAAGATCAGTTCCCGGGCCAATCCGGACTCGCTGGTCGTAAGACGTGCCAGGGAGAGGCTGGACGCGTTACGTGAAACGGGATATGACTACAGGGAGCTTGCCGATTTTACGGAGAACGTCTTGAATGATGCCGCGCATGCCGGCTGCGCGGATGACGCGGGCACCACGCTCAAAGCCCGGGAATATATCGAAATGAACGGGTTGAAAAAGGATTTTGACCGCTGGCTTGACGGTCTCAACGAGCGCTATGAGGTGAAGGAGGTCATCTTTGACGGCTTCACCCCTTCCGGAATGAGGAAATACATTCCCAACACCCTTGAGAACGCGTCCCGGTTCATGACCAGGCTGGGAAGGAACGCCGCCACGGGACTGGGCGTGTCCTTCAGCAATTTTGCCGCCGGCATGCTGAAAGCGCACGGCTCGCTGGACGGCATACGCCGGGAGAAAGGCAAGCTGACAACAAGCCAGGAGGACGTGGACGCCTTCAGGGACAAATGGTCCGACGTGTTCTTCGACCTGGGCATGAAGCTGCAGCCGGGTGCCACCGGCTATGACGATTACGGGCTGGCGAGGCTCATGGAGGCGGCGAAGAGCGGGAACCCGAAAAAGTACGTGAAGGAGGAATACGGAATCGACTTCTCCGACACCGATGTTGCCAGACTGCGGGAGATGATCGGGGCGATACGTAATGAATATCCCGCCATGTATTTTGAGACCAAGTTTGAACGTCCCGTCTATCTGGAGGAGTTTGCGGCGGCCGTGGTTCCTGAAGGGACGTCCCCGAGGATAACCGGCGCCATGGACAAGGCGGGCCTGAAAGTATTCACTTACAATGAGGGGGACAGGGATTCCAGAAACGGGGCGTTGAAGAGGGCATGCGATGTCAAAGGCGTGCGGTTCCGTCTGGCCGGCAGCCGGGAGGTGGCACACGGGGGAGATTTCTCCCTTTCAGGGGATGACCGGATGGCCGCCCTCTCCGAATATGCTTCATCCCTGGCGGAAAAGCGGCACATACCCGTCAGGGTCATCCGTTCAATCAACGAGGTCGGCTCTCCCGGGATACGTGACAGGATCCTGGGAGGAAAGGACATAAGGGGCTGGTATGATATCACCTCGGACCATGTCTGCCTGTATCTTCCCGCCGCCAGGGGGAAGGAGGACATCGAGCGCACGCTGCTGCATGAGGGGATCGCCCATTACGGCCTGCGGAAACTGGCGGGCGACGGACACATGGACACGTTTCTGGATGACGTCTACGCCGGGTGCGACGGGAGGACAAGGGACGGGATCGACCGGCTGGCCGGTACGGGAATGGACATACGCACAGCCACGGAGGAATATCTGGCGCGTATGGCCGAAGACGGAACGGACCTTTCCCTGTGGGACAGGATCTCGAACGCCTTCCGGAAACTTCTGCGGAACCTGGGCTTCACTGTCGATATCGACGGAAGGGAGCTCAGGAGCATGCTGGCGGCCAGCGGCGCGAATCTCGGGAGAACGGCCGCTGTCGCGGTTCCGGAAAGTATCCTCACGGCAAAGGGCGGGCTCGAGCTCTCACCCGGGTACGCCCGTGCGCTTCTCAGGGAGAAAGGCGGCGGGACGGACGTGACCTCCCTGCTGGTGCGCATGAGGGAGGCGGGAGTCGAGCCGGCCTCCCTGGACGGAGACGGGTGGAAGGCCGTCTTCAGTGGAAAAGGCATGATGCTGCCGGACGGGCGGACACTTATGGCCGTGAAGGAGCCGGCGGGATACGGGATAAGAATATCCGGCATGGACGCCCGCAGTCTGAAGACGGCGGAAATGGAAATATAAGCCTATGGACATGAATGACCCTTTCGACAAGACCGTCCGCCGGGAGGAAGCCGCCGGACTCCGTTCCTTCTCCTGGGCGGGCAGGGAGCTCCGGTTCTGCGGGGAAAGGACCACCCTGCATGTGGCCGGCGTGTCATATGATATGGAGCCGGTGCTGGATGCGCTCCGCCATGCCGGTGTGAGGGTGAGGGGAATCTCCCCGGCCAGATGGATCTCCCTGCTCCGGGGATGCCCTACCGTCCTTCCCGGCTGTGACAAAATGTTTGTCATGGCCGGAACCCCGTCCGGCCGGAAAGGTGAGCCGCACCCTGTGACGTTGCAGCCCGGAACAAGAAGCATATCTCTTGTCATACTTAAAAAAGTAAAGAACAGAATCAAGTAATCAAGCAAATCATCACAATGGAACATTACATCATTTACATCAAGCTGGTTCTTCTGGCCATAGTCTCCCTGATGACAGGGGTTTCGACACTGAGCCGGAAATGGTACGTAAACCTGCCCGTATTTCTCGGCTGCATGGCGGCGGAAACCTTTCTGGCACGCCTGTTCTTTCCCCGGTACATGTTCTTTCCCGCCGCCGTCTCACTGGCCGTGGCAGCCTTTCTGTGGATATGGGAGCATGCCGGGGCCGCAGTAAAAGGAGGGGGCGGAAAACCGGTCCGGCTGCCGGTGATCTCGGGGATTCCGCACACCCACCTGGAATTCCATTACCATTTCGCAAACTTCCTCGTATATGGCGGCGCCGGTTCCGGAAAGACAAAAAGCATAGGCAAATGGCTGCTGGAGGAATATGTCAGACTCGGATTCGCCGGGTTCATCTATGACTTCAAGGACACGGACTATACACAGACGGCCTATAATCTGATCAAAAAGCACGGCTATCCCCACAAGCTGTATTATGTCAGTTTCGACAAGCCGGAACGCTCGTACCGCTTCAACCCCCTCAAGGTGGTGAGGGACCGTACCGAGCTGATCCAGCTGATGGAGGACATCCTGCTCGCGCTCCTCCCCAAGAAGGAGCAGCAGAACGAATGGGTGTCCGGAGGTCTGGGAATCCTGCGCGGGGTGGCCTTCCGTTTCTGGGATGAGTTTCCGGAATTCTGCACGCTGCCGCATATCATGGCCTTCATCATGACCGCGTCCACCCGGCAGCTCTCCATGTTCCTGCAGCAGAATCTCGTGTCGGAAATGCTGGCCGGCGCATACCTGAAGGCGGAAGGATCCGAGAAGACGCAGGCCTCCTACCTCTCCACACTATGCAACAACCTGGCCACCATCTCCCAGAACGAGGAGATCGCATACATCCTCTCGGGGGACGACTTCGATTTCAACCTGATTGACCCGCAGGAGCCGAAAATGTTCGCCGTCAGCAACAACTTCTCCAAGAATTCGGTCTACGCCCCGGTGATAGGCATGCTAATGAGCATATCCTCCCGGCAGTTCACCATGCAGAACAAGGTGCCCTTCGTCTATTTCCTGGACGAGATGACGACGGTCAACATAAGGAACTTCGAGACACTGCCGTCGGTCCTGCGTGAGTACAAGGCCGCCTTTGTCCTGCTCACACAGTCGGGATCCAAACTGGAGAACCTGTACGGGAAGCTTGACAGGTCATCCGTGGAAGCCAATTTCGGGAACCAGTTCTTCGGGCGCACGAAGGATGTGGAAGCCCTGAAGTATTACCCGCTGATCTTCGGAAAGGAGGAGAAGGAGAGAAAATCCCGGAGTACGGGGAAAAGCGGGGGGAGCATGAACCGGAGCGTGACGGTGTCCTCCCAAAAGGAGGACATCTACCAGGGAAAGGACTTTACCGACCTGGAGCCGGGAGAGTTCATCGGTTCGGCCACCCGCGCCAATGCCGGATACTTCAGGGTGAGACTTGCCATGTATGATGACAGCCGGGAAACAGCACTGCCGGATGTCAGGGTCCTTGAGCCGGGGGAGGTCAGCAGGAACTTCGCGCGGATACTTGAAGAGGTACGCAGTCTGTTCCCGTGTGAATGACCGGCGGACGGTCATCTTCCCTTTCCGGTAAGAAGGTCCGTTCCCAGTCTTTCCAGCTCCCGGATGATCGCTTTCCGGGGATTCACCACAAACCGGTAAAGGCGGCAGACACCCATGTACATCCGCCTTTCCTCCCGGAGCTCCCCATGCAGGAGCTCCTGTTTGATTTTTGACACCGCCTCGTTCCGCATCTCGTTTCTTATCCTCCAGTTCTCGGAATATTCCCTCAGCTCCCTGTTGTCCGACCGGCAATAAGGAAAGTAGTCATACCGCTGGTTGAACCGCGAGGCGCACCGGGCGGACCATTGCGACCTGTCGAAGCCTACCAGTACCTCCTGCCCGTCAAGTATCTGCCGGTTGCCCCTGCTCTTGGAAAGCGGGGAAAGGGATATGGTCTGTGTCCTGTCCATGCGGGAGACCACGACATGCACATGCAGCTGCAATCCCGGCTTCCTGTCACCGGCCTTCGCCTTTCCTTCCCTGACATCGGGATCGTCATTCTTGTAATGCCGTTCCGTTTCCACGCGCCCGTACCATACCAGATCGGCGCCCGAGGTGATCCTCTCACGATAAAAATTCCGGGCGTACTCATCCATACAATCCCTGGCGAACCTTTTCATCTCCGCCAGCACGTCCTCCTGCTCACGGGGGGAGAGTTCGGAGAACTCCCCGACCTTCCTACCCGTCACCCTCTCTATCAGATGTGCCTGTTCCTCACCGGACGGATTGACGGAGAGCATGTAGAACTTGTCATCCCTCCTTTTCAGAGTCCTGTGGTTGTTGTCTATATGGAGCCTGACAGTCTGCGGGGTGACGAAATCCTCTTTTTGTGAGAAAAAATTATCATAATAGGGACGCTCGTCCTGCGATTCCTTGCTGAGATATTCCACCAGCTGGACACACTTTCCCTTGTTGTCAGACACCCCCGGGGTGTTCACCGGACGGTGCGTCTTACAGTACATATTCCTCATTGATCCTCTTGATGAGCAGCTGGAGGGTGGAGACGGGAACCTTCACCTCGTCACTGAACTTCACCCGGGGAAACTTCTCCGGATCAAGCTGGTATTTCACCAGGTCGGCCAGCCTGCGGAGCTTGTCCCGTTCCTTCTCCACATCCATGGCGGGAGCCTGTCCGAGGTCCGCGACCTGCTGCCTGAGCTGCCTGTTCTTTTCCTGCAGGTCGCGCATCTCGTTCATCATCCTGGCATAGTCCGGGGAGTCCCGAATACTGCCGGCCGAGCCGGCAGTCCTCTCAAGGAGGGGCTTGAATATATCCCGTTCCTGGGACTTGACTATCCTGATAAGGTCCTCCATTCTCTTTTCCAGCAGTGCCGTCGGGTTCTTGGAAGCATAGCGTGGATTGAAGCCGGTTATTTCAAAAAAACTGATCATCCGGTCCACACAGACACTGGTCGTGTCACTCCCTTTGAAGACATCCAGTCTGGCCTTCACGCTGGGAGTCAGTCTGACCATTTTGACAGAGTGTTCTTTCATCCTGTATATGTTTTTGTAAGCTGCTTAAAATGCGGTGGCGAAGTTAGTTAAGAAAAAAACACGAACAAAGCGTAACACCACGTGAGGGGCATAAAATAATATAACTTGTTGAAAATTAGCAAAATGCCGCGGCAGCATACACACATGCTTACAGCCTATCCGGCTGTTTTTCAGCCATAAAGAATAGAATGTGCATACAAATGTATGCGTGGTATGTAACGTCATATACATTTATATATGTGATTATCAACGCTTTGCGTCGATTTATGTTCCCGGGTGCGGGAACTCCTCTTGCTCTTCCTTATCAGGAATTCACTAAGGGGGGGAAGCCCCCCTTAGCTCCACGGGCGGCGAGGGTCCGGATATTCCGGCAAAGGGACAGCGCATCCCGGAGGTTCCCCCTATGAAAAGAAAGGACATGTGCGGATGTGGAAAACTGCGGACTCCACGTAAAATCCCCCATGAAAAGGAGTAAAATCCGGAACATGAGGCATACGGATACAACTTTTAGCAGAAGCAAAAGTAAGCTAACATGCTGATAAAGAGCGTGCTGATATTTGGACAAGTGAAGAAAAATCGTTACCTTTGAAATATAATAATAAAGGAGATAACATTTTATGAATGAACAAGTTAGAAACATTTTGGCGGAAAACGGCACAAAGACTTCGAAGATACGGAAACTTCTTCTGCTCGGATTCACCCACCGTGAGATCGCCGACCTTGTGACCCGTGGAAACCGCGGGTTTGTATGGAACGTCTACAAGAGAATGAGGGACGAGGGGCTGATCGCATCCGCAGGAACCACCATCGCCACACCCGAACCTGATTATTCTTTCAGAAGAAGGTTCGGTGTTGAGATAGAAGCCTATAACTGTACATGCCAGCGGCTCGTACGCGAGTTGGCGGAAGCGGGAATCCAGGTGGCCTCGGAAAGCTACAACCATGACCTCCGTCCGCACTGGAAACTGGTAACGGACAGCAGCCTGAACGGGAATGACACATTCGAGCTCGTAAGTCCCATACTGGAGGGAGAGGACGGACTGGAGGAACTGGAGAGAGTCTGCTGGGTGCTGGACTCCTGCAATGTCAAGATTAATGGAAGCTGCGGATTGCACGTGCACATGAATGCGGAGGACTTCAACATCACCACATGGCGGAACCTGCTGCTTTCCTACAAGCATGCCGAAGCGGAAATAGACAGGTTCATGCCAGCCTCACGCAGGGGCAGCGCGAACACCTACTGCGCCTCCCTCACACGCTTCCCCGATGAGCGGATACGCTCGGCACGGAATATCAGGGAGCTTCAGAGCCTGTTTCCAAACAGGTATATGAAAGTGAACCTTCAAGCCTATTCACGCCACAGGACGGTGGAGTTCAGACAGCATTCGGGAACCATCAGTTTTACAAAAATTGAAAATTGGGTGTGTTTTCTCGACAGAATGATTACCTTTGCATCCGTGGGTTCTCTGCCTGCAGGAATCAGACTGGAAAATTTTCCTTTCCTGGGAGAGAAACAAAAGTTGTATTACAAATTAAGAACAAAAAAATTAGCAATATGAACGACAGTATGAATAATGTGAACAAGAAGACATATATGTTACCGGGCGACGAGCGTATCGTCGCCGGTGACGCCAAAGAGTTTGTGCATGAGCTCCGCACGGGCAGCTGGATGGATTCCGACTGTACAGACGAACAGTACATGTGCAATTTTGCCGAACGTTATGTGATAGAGGCCGGGGTGAGGATTGCCACCGATACTCCGGAACATTTCCTTTCCGATCTCATCCGGACTGGATATGCCAAGGAAATATAACGGATGGCATCTCCTTTATTATTACCGTGTCCCCATTCTCCTTTCAAGGGAATGGGGATTTTTTTGTTCCTATGGGTGACGGGGAAGACTCTGTATGGTACTTGAATGCGAGAAATACTTTTATGTATATTTAAGTAAGTTACTTTATAAGTATAATATAAGAGATTCGTTTGAAAAAATGCATATACTTATTATTTGCATGAACAGGATAAGAATATATGCATATACCATATATATGCATATATTTGTAAAAAAGAACAATGAAATATGGACAAAGTGGTTTATGTACATCTGATTTTTGAGAAGAAGGATTATTTTTTCGGCAGCATAGCCGCCATTTATGACCATCTGGACGCGCAGCGGGTCGGAGCCAGCTACAACACGCTCCGGAATGTACGCTGGAAGGACACGTCAGTCCACACGACATCCAGGGCCGTCATCAGGATCGGAAGACTTCTCCGTGCCGGCAGGGGCGGAAGAGAAAACGTACCATAATACTGCGGCCATGGGGAAGTCCGGCAAGGCATGTGAATTGTAACTTTACCGGTGGAAAAATGGAAAGGCCGATGTCGCACCTCCACGGGAGACGGCGGCACTGTCCCACACTGTAAAAATGTCCGTATCTTTGCCGGCTCAACAAAGAAACCGACATCGTAATGGAAACAATGAGCCGATTTTTTAAAGACAAACTGTATATGTGGTACAAGGTAAGAGAACTTCAGTCCAAAGGACTCAACAAGACACAGACCGGAAAATATCTGGGTGTGGACCGGAGCACCGTACGGAGGTATCTGCAGATGAGCCGGGAAGAGTTCGTCAGAAAGCAGAGTGCGCACCGCAAGTACGAGCTGAAACTGGGAAAGTATGAGGAATACGTACGGGGCATGCTGGAAGAATACCCGTACATCTCATCCGCCCGGATGCATGACTGGCTCAGGGAGTGTTATCCGGATTTTCCGGTTGTGTGTGACAAGACCGTATTCAATTTTGTGGAGAGGGTACGCCTGAAGTACGGAATCGGGAAAAAGTCGGAGGCGCGCATACGCCGTGATTATGAGAAGCTGCCGGACACCCCTTACGGGGAGTACGCCCAGGCGGATTTCGGTGAAAAATGGATGCCGGCACGGAACGGCGGAAGCACGAAGGTGTATTTTTTCGCCATCGTGCTGGCACGTTCACGCTACAAGTTTGTGCATTTCAGCCGCAGGCCCTTCGACACGGAGCTGGCGGTGTATGCGCACGAGCTGGCATTCGCGTATTTCGGGGGCAAGCCCGAAAAGATCGTCTATGACCAGGACAGGGTGCTCATAGCGCGGGAGAACCTGGGCGACCTGATACTGACCAGAAAGTTCCAGGCATTCGTCAGGGAGCAGCATTTCCAGCCGGTGTTCTGCCACAAGGCCGATCCCGAGTCGAAGGGGAAGGTCGAGAATGTCGTGAAATACGTGAAGGAGAACTTTCTGGCGGCCCGCGTGTACCACGATGCGGACACGCTGAACGGGCAGGCCCTCCTGTGGCTTGAAAGGACGGGGAACGGAAAGGTGCACGGAACGACACATCTGGTCCCGAGTGAGGAGTTCGCGATGGAACAGGGGTATCTCACGCCTTACCATGGCATCCCGAAGCCGCCACAGGAGGAGATGAGGGAATACCATGTGCGCAAGGACAATACCGTGCAATACCGGGGGAATTACTACAGCGTTCCGTGCGGAACCTACCGCAGCGGGGAGACGACGCTCTGGCTTCAGGAGGCTGACGGGCATGTGGAGCTTTACAGCAAAAGCACGGGGAAGCTGGTGGGCAGGCACGAGCTCTGCACCAGGAAAGGAAAGACGGTCTATGACGAAGGGCACAGGAAACCGAGAAATACCGGAGCCGGCAAGCTGGCAGAACGCATCCTTATTTATGTGTCCGGAAACCGGGAGGTCGCCTTATGGATGGAGAATCTCAAAAGAAGGAAGGAGCGCTATTACAAGGACAATCTGGAAGTGATCCTGCGGATCATTCCGGGATTTGACAAAAGTACCCTGATAGAGGCTGTGCGGATATGTCTTGACAAGGGCATCTACAACGGCGAGTCTGTCAGGAGCCTGTGTGAGCATGTGTGCGGGAGCCGGGGACAGGATAAGGGAACGGCATATCCGGACGGTTATCCGGGGGCACAGTCAGGGGCGATGCGGTCGTATAACGAAATCTTTGCGGGCCATGACAAAGCGTAGGAAGGAACTGGTGGAATATGCAAGGCGCCTGAAGCTGCCGAACCTGGCGGAACACATGGGAGCGATACTTCACGAGGCGCAGGAAAAGCAGCCGACTTATCCGGAGTTCCTGCTTGCATGTCTGGAACGGGAGGTCCGCGACAGGGAGAGAAAAAATTACCTGTGCCGGCTCAAGGCGGCGGGACTTCCCCCAAGGTATGACCTGGACACATATGACTTTGAAAGGACGGACGGCATGGACGCAAGGAGGCTGCGCGAATTGCGTGAGCTGGTATGGGTGGGACAGGCATACAACATTCTTCTGACAGGCGGTTCCGGAACAGGCAAGACCTTCATTGCCGCCGGGCTTGTCCATGAAGCCGTGAAGGCGGGGTACAAGGCATACATGGTGACACTGGAGGAGCTGCTCACCTGCTTGAAGACAAAGGATCTCTCCCGCCATGCCATGAAAACTTACAAACGCATAATGAAGGCACAGCTGCTGGCCATTGACGATGCCACACTCTTTCCCCTGAAAAGAGAAGACGCTCTTTTGCTTTTCAAACTGGTGAATGAGTTCCAGGAAAGGACATCACTTGTCATCACGGCAAACAAGGCACTCGTACAGTGGCTGGAACCTTTGGAGGATGAAGCGGTCACGGCAGCACTGCTTGACAGGCTGCTCTATTGCTGTGAGATAATAAGGCTGTCGGGAACAAGTTACCGGATGGAGAACAGGAAAACAATTTTTAGCAATCATGAACAGGATATAGGGACGTAAAAAGAGTTAATGTCTGTAAACTACCAATACAACAAAAGTGGGATATATTAAATTACATAAAAATGTGGTATCCAAATTTGCAAGGTACACGAACCATGAGTACATTCTCCTAATCCTATGATTTTTTTATCTTTCAATTCATTTATTCGCGTAAGCAGAGTACTATCATTGTCATGAGATAATTTTATAATCTTATTTTTGATAAGTCTTTTGTGAATGTTTGTGTTAATGACAGTTTGATCTTCAATAGATTGTTTCCCCAGATCTTTTCCATCAATATTGATTTGCAGGTCACTTAAACATATTTGTTGATCCGGATTACTATTTCCAAAATAAAAGATATTAATTCGTAATGCTTGGGCTTTATATTTCCCGTCCGTCAATTTTAATGATAGTACATTATCCGTCCATTCCGGATGTTCCAGCTTTTTGTCTTCAGATGCTACTGCCACTTCATTACTGTTGAGAGCTGTAACTGTAAGCCATGCATTAGTTATCTCTCTTGTTTTACTTTTTATAGATACTTGGCAGCTATCTCCATTTATCTGTTCTGGTATCATGATAGTATGGGCATGAAAACGAAGCGTACAACAGTATGAAGAGCGTTTGAATGTGTAAACCTTTGATAATTCGGTAAGTAGGTGATGGTAGTAGGGTGGAGGGGTGGAAAACGAAACGCACAAAAGGTTTAAGTTGGTTTAGTTTTGCTTTAAGAACGAGGGCAAAGTGTTTAAGCAGGTGTTTAATGCGGCTTTGCATCAGGTTTAATTTGCTTTAATCGCATAGGCGGTCAGATGGCTTTTGGGGGCTTTCTGGCCGCTTTCTTTTGTCTGGTGAGTACACCACTGCAAACGAGCAATAACGGCGTGAAATGGGGCTTTTAGCCGTGTCGTCTGTTGTTTTTGGGGCGATGGGGAGGGTAGGGTAGTGGCGAGGCAGCAAAGCGGAAAAATACCCTTTAACGGGCGTTTTATCACCAGTTAAATGGACTTTTGGAAATGGTAGAATTGAGGTGTAAATGGTCGGGTAGGGTAGGAGGTAAAACGGTACGTTTCGTTTGAAAAAACGAGGTTGGGGTGTCAGTTGGGGTGTCAGTTGGGGTGTCTGCGTGTATGGTGAATACTCCCCCAAAAGAGCAAAAACGACTATATAAAAGCGGCTTTTTCGTGAAAATCTACCCCTTTAATTCCTTTTTGTATATAGGAAAAATAGCGGCTATAATCTATTTAAGTTGTTGATTATAACCGTTTAATGCGTATTTTTCCTCGAAAAAATGAAAAAACAGCATGATTCATAAGAAAGTACCCATATATGGGGCATATAAAGGGGCATATCAGCGGCGCAAGATATTTATCACTGTTATCCGACATTTGCAACGCCAGAAGTCGGGACATCCGAGGCATTTTTTCCCTTTCCCCGTTCAAGTTGAGAAACTCGTTCTTTTAACCGCCCAATTTCTTCTGCTTGCTGTACAATCTGTGCGTCTTTTTTTTGAATAAATACATCGAATTGTTGCAATATAGGAGCAAGCCTGTCATTGTCAGAAACAAGTACAGGTGCATTTATATCTAAATTGCTTACGCGCATGTGTCCTATTCCCGTGAGTAACCACATTGCATTTACATCGAGAGTTCTCACGATTTTTTCAAGAACATCAGCCTTTGGCATGATGCCTTTGATATAACCACGTATATTTCCCTCACTTATGCCTATTTTATTGGCAAATACAGTGTTTTTGCCATCTCCATATTCTTGGACTAATGCCCCTATCCTATCGTGAATTGTTTCGTCCATACATGTATAATTTATAGAAAATCGAAATTTCTCACGCATTTTATTTGTATATTCGTGAGAAATCACGATATTTGCAGCGTGAAACTTATAACACAGCCGCCAAAGGTACGAAAAAAAGCCGAGGCGGCAGAATGTTAAACCCTAAAAGTAAAAGGACAATGACACAGAAAGAATTTGAAGACAGGACACGAAGACTGATAACGGCAGAAGATTATCATTTTGTGGAGAATCTCTACATAGCTGCTGGAAATATGGATAAGGACGAGTTCTGTAAAGAAATGAAAGCCATGTGTGCCTATGACGGAGCTAACGATCATATCGAATTACGCCAATGTTTGAAAGAAGTCGGCAGACGTGTTGGTGGCATGGATGCAGAGCTTAGTTTTTTGAAAAAGGCTGTAAAGAAAGAGCGGGAAGAGCTTGCAGAGTTTCTTATAGGTAAAGCCAGCGCGTATAACGACACTGATTTTTATAATAAGGCAGTGAAATTAGTCGGGCAAAAGGAAGTTGTAACCAGAAAAATCAAAATGGGGCTTCCTCTTTGGGAAGAGGATGTACAGTATATCAATGCTAACCTGAAATAAATAGTAATATGGAAAAGTACATAGCAGTAACGAAAGAAAACCGCGAGTTCCTGATTAAGACTTTCAGGACTACTAAAATAGCGGTATGGCGGGCACTGACTTTTGTTGAACGTGGGGGCGATAGCCCACGGGCGCGGAAAATCCGTCAGCTGGCACAGCAGCGCGGAGGTATTTTAATGATTGCCACACCTGCAATTGAAACGATGCACGATGCTGACGGTTATATGCGTCAGTATTTCCCTAATGGTGTTATGCTGGAGTGTGACAAAAATACGGGACGTGTGGACATCATCAAAGACGGTCAGTCTGTCAAGAACTACAAAAACGTAATGTTAGACCAGTTCCCCGCCATACAGGCGGAAGCGCAATCAATGTAAAATATGGAATATTACGGTAACACGCTTTGTATAAGTCACACCGAGCTGATTGCTGGTATTATGACGGAAGACACGGTGAAAAACCTGCGCCGTCGTAAGCAAATCAAGCAGGTGCAACGTGCCTGCTATGGGACACCCGCGCTGTTTGCCGTTGAAAGCCTGCCACTGAAATATCGCACGGAGGTTTACCGCCGTTACCCCGACTTACAGGAAAAAGCCGACAGCAAGCCTTTTATGGACACAATCACCCCCGACGGACAGGCCATGCAGTTTTACGCGGACTATGTGCTGGCCGACGGCCGCCACCTCACCACCGAAAAGCAGGCGGAATATTCAAACAACTGCGCCATCATGAACGCTTTTCGGCAGTGTATTGAAACCAGCAACAGCCACCGCCTGCGTCAGAGTAAACCGCGCCTGAACAAGACGGAGTTCTGGCGCAAAGCCGCGGCAGCCCTGCCACGTCTGGCCGACCGTTTCCCGCACTCCCTGCCTGAAAGCGACCGCCGCCTGCAACGTAAGTTTAACGAATACCTGCATGATGGGTATGTGTGTTTCATTAGCAAGAAGTTCCAGAATATCAACGCCGCAAAGGTGGACGACGATGTAAAAGAAAGCGTGCTTGTGCAGCTTATCGGCCACCACAACAACCTCGACAATGTGGCGATAGCCAATTTGTACAATGCCGTGGCGAAGCAGCAGGGCTGGAAAGCGATAACCCCCAGCACGGTGGCAAAATGGCGTGAAAAATTGGACTTGGTAACATCGGCAGGCCGTTTGGGCAGTACGAATTTCCGCAACAAGAAATCCATGCAGGTGAAGCGCACCAGACCGACTGCTCCGTTCCTCATGTGGACGCTTGACGGTTGGGACGTGGAACTGCTTTACCAGACAACGAAAACCGACAGCAAAGGCCGCAGCGTTACGACATACCATAACCGCCTGACGCTGGAGGTGGTGCTTGACCCCTGTATAAATTACCCGATAGGCTATGCCGTAGGTACACACGAAACGCCCGAACTTATAGCCGAAGCCCTGCGCAACGCGGCCAAACACAGCGAGGAACTTTTCGGGGTCATGCTTCGGGCAAACCAGATACAGTGTGACCACTACGGCATTAAAGCCATGACCCCGCTTTATAACGTGATGGGCGACAAACTGACGCCTGCCCGCGTAAAGAATGCAAAGGCCAAAGTGATAGAGCCTTATTTCGGCTACCTGAATAAGACATACTGCAAGCTGTTCAACAACTGGTCGGGCTTTGGCATAACCACCGACCCCAGCAAGCAGCCAAACAGTGAAGCCCTGAACATGCTGCGGCACAGTTTCCCCGACGAAGCGGGTGTGCGTGAACAGATAGACCGCATCATGCAGATGGAACGCCAGCGCAAGGTAGAACAGTTCCGCAAACTTATGGAGAACCTGCCCGCGGAACGCCGCCTGCCGTTAAGCCGCGAACAATACCTGCTGAATTTCGGTGCGGAAACAGGCCACAAGAACGCCATTGAGGGCAGCGGCCTGCGGCCTACTATTTTGGGCATGAAACGCGATTATGACTGTTTTGACGTGCGTTTCCGTCAGTATGCAGGCAGACGCTGGACGGTGAAATACGACCCCGATAATCTGCATGAGGTGCTGGCGGTAAGTGAAGACGGCACGCTGCGCTTCATGCTGACAGAAAAATACGTGCAGCCGATGGCACTTGCCGACCGCAAGGAGGGCGACGCGGCCGCACTTCAACAGGTGCAGGACTTCAACAGGCATCTGGAACAACATGTAACGGAACGCCTCGCGCTGGCTTATGAAAAGGCGCAGCCCGTTATTGCACAGGACAATATCCTCAACCGCCTGCTAATATGTGACAGCCGCGGGCAGCACAAACTGCCGAAAGCGCAGAAACGCCTGAATGCCATTGACGTGGAGGCGGTAGAGGTCAAGACGGTGGAAGTGCCCCTGATACCGCAGGGCGCGGCCGCTTCGGATAAAGACGATTATTCAATTTTCTAAAACGAAATAAGATGCAAAAGGACGAAAAACAACAGATTGCCGCACGTCTTAAAGACTACTGCGTGCAGAAAGGCAGCCAGAACAAGGCGGCCAACAGTATGAACGGCGTAAGCGCGGCCACTGTCAGCAAGGTGCTGGCAGGTGATTGGGACACCATCAGCGAGGAAATGTGGCGCACGATAGCCGCCCAGACGGGGCACGAGGCAAAAGCGTGGCGCATCGCTGAAACACGCGCGTACAGCCGCATGGGCTTTCTGCTTGACAATGCCCGTGAGGACAGCCTTGTGCTGGCCGTTACGGGTGACGCTGGTTGTGGTAAGACGGAAGCCATAAAGAACTACGCCGCTACGCACCGCCATGTTTACCACCTCTGCTGCTCTGAATATTGGAACCGCCGCACGTTCATGGGCAAGTTGCTGCAATGTATGGGCGTGGACTTCACGGGCAGCACGGTGTCGGATATGATGGACGACATCATCGACACGCTCAAACGCAAGGAAAACCCGCTTGTGGTGCTTGACGAAGCCGACAAACTTTCGGATCAGGTGCTTTATTTCTTTATCAGTCTTTACAACCAGCTGGAGGGACACTGCGGCATTATCCTTTGCGCCACCAATTTTCTGGAGAAGCGCATTAAAAAAGGGCTGCGCACCAAACGCAAGGGGTACGAGGAAATTTACAGCCGCATGGGGCGCAAGTTCGTGGAGTTGCAGGTGGTGAACAGTGAAGATATAGCCGCCATTTGCGTGGCAAACGGCATTACAGCCACGAACGCCATCAACCGCATAGTGGAGGACTGCGAATGTGATTTGCGCCGTGTAAAACGCGCTATTTGGGCTTTACAAAAGGAGGGTAAATAATAGCTATGGGACGGGCGATAAGCAATAAAAACGTGCTGACGGCAAAATTTGAGGTGGCCGACTTCGACGGGGCGTTTCTTGCCAGCTTCGGGCGGCCAGAACTGCGGGGGGCGTGGATAATCTACGGCGGCAGCGGTTGCGGTAAAACCACCTTTGTGATGCAGGTCTGCAAGTACCTTACCCGCTTTCGCCGCGTGGCATACAACAGTCTGGAACAGGGTTTAAGTCTGTCATTGCAAAAGGCATGGGAACGTGTGGGCATGGCGGAAGTCGGCAACCGTATTATCCTGCTGAATAAAGAACAGTTGAAAGAACTGCGTACCCGTTTGAAGAAGAAACAAAGTCCTGACGTGATTGTGATTGACAGCGTGCATTATTTAAGGCGTTTTAATATGGATCAGTACCAGACTTTGCGCGACGAGTTCCCCGATAAGCTGTTTATTTTCATCAGTCATGAAAAGGCAGGCCAGCCCAAAGGTATGATGGCACAGAATATCCGCTATGACAGTGAGATAAAAATACGTGTGGAGGGTTATAAGGCATTTGTTACTACCCGTTACGAGGTTGCCGACCTCGGCGAGGGCGGCGCGGACTTCGTGATATGGGAGGCAGGCGCACAGGAGTATTGGATTGATAAAATGTAAAAGGATATGGCAGAAAACAAGACGATGGATAAAATCCACAGGGATATTTTGAAGAAGTTCCACACTCTTTGCAGCGTGTTGGGACTGACCGATGCCGAGAAACGCGCCATCGTGGAAAGTTACGGGGTTGAAAGCAGTCGCGACATGGACACCCACGATTTGATAAACGTGTGCGGCAAACTTTCGGCACAGGCGAACGAAAAGACGGGCGCGGGTGAAATGGACAAACTGCGCAAGCGTGTAATGGCCGCCATTGGTGGCTACCTCAAAGCCACGGGCAAAGAAAGCAACGCCACGGTGATTAAAGGCATTGCCTGCCGTGCCACGGGGCACACGGATTTTAACAAGATACCGCGTGAAAGGTTGCGCAATCTGGTGGCCGCGTTCAACAACAAAGTAAAAGACGCGCAGGCGGTGAATGATATAGCCGACGCCCTGCTTATGCAAACATTATTAGGTCATGGGAACGGAAGACAAGCAAATGCGTAAGGAACGCAACCTACGTTACCAGATGCGGAAAAAAGGCTATCAGTTCAACCGCGAGCAACGGGTGGCCGTGCTTCCAGAGAGTGACAATAACCGCAGTACGGTACAGGAGAAACGATTGCGGGCATTGGGATATGATTTTCAGTACAATATGTTTCAAACAACTAAATTATGAATAGAATAACTTTATGTGACAATGCAAAGTCAGCAGTAATCAAAATGTGTGAAGGTAATCCAGGAGCTATAACAGCACTTATGGAAATTCTTAAATGTGCTAAACAGGTCGACCCCGATGACTTTATGGGAGGACTTGGGAAAATCCTTGCTTTAGATACACTGGAAATCTATGGGACAAATATATATGTGTTATGGAATGACATCTGTGATAGGAATACTTCTAAAATGATTGCAGTTCTTAGGGCTAATCAATTGGGCTTTATCTCAGACCAAATATTAAAAGATGCGTGCCATAGACAAGATAGAAGCGGACGTGAAATCATTCCCGTCGAGGAACTGTATGTTAAAGTGGTTGAAAGGTTTCCTCGTTTCGATTTAGTCAATCGTTAGTCTTCAAATCAAAATAAGCATGAGTGCAAAATGCGATATTATTAAAATAACGCCCTCTGAATTTGTCGGGGTCGGCAATATGAAAGAAACCATTACCAGCAACGGCCATTCGTGCGGGTATTGCCACGGTAACGGCTTCTTTTGGGGTGAACAACAGCGGGAGCGTGTGAAAATAGACTGCCCCGTGTGTAACGGTAGCGGTAAACTCGATGCCGTGATAACAATCGAGTGGAAACCATCAAAGCTGTAGTTTATGAGGCAATGGGAAATTGACGCAAAAGCCGCCCGCGAGTGTGCGGCGTCCCTTTCAGAGTTCGCGCAGGCGTGTCGTGTTTTTGCCATGACAGCAAAGCAATTCAATGATATAGTAATAAAAATTAAACATGAGCAGTACAGTAATGAAAGACGTTCAGCGCGCCATCAGGGAGCGCACCGTCGAAATGGAAAGCGAGGAATACGCGGCATTCATGCAGGAACTTGCCGAATGGGCGCAAACGCAGGCCGACATGGCCGAATACGCCGATGATATTTACCAGCATTTTGACAACGATTAAACAGCATTTAATCCCTTTTTAATAACTTCAAAATCCGTTTAATATGGAAAATGTAACAATGACCGCGGAAGAACGCCAAGAGTTCGAGGCGTACCGCGCAGAAAAGCAAAAGAAAGAAGCTGCGGCACAGCGCAAGCAGCAGCGTGAGAACTACGCCTCAATGGTGGACGATGAACTGCGTACCACGCTGCCCGTCCTCCAAGAGTTGAGCGAACAAATCAAGACGGTTAAAAATACCGTTTTCGGCAACTTTGACGCCATTCTGAAAATGAAGTCGGAGGTGCTGGGACTTACGAAAGACGACCAGCGCAGCCACACGTTTACCACCAGCGACAGCAAACTGCGTCTTACCCTCGGCGTGAACACCATCGACGGCTACCGTGACACGGTGGAGGACGGCATCGCAATGGTCAAGGCATACATTGAAAGCCTTGCCAAAGACGAAACGAGCAAAGCCCTTGTGAATGCCGTGCTGCGTCTGCTTTCCCGTGACCAGAGCGGGAACATCAAGGCCAGCCGTGTGCTCCAGCTTCGTAAGATGGCCGAGGAAACGGGCAACGAGCGTTTTATCGAGGGTGTGCAAATCATCGAGGAAAGCTACCAGCCCACCGCGACAAAGAAATACATTCGTGCTGAATACAAAAACGAAAAGGGTGCTTGGGTGAATATTCCGCTCGGCATGACCGACGTGGAATAAAAAGCCGCGCCAGCTCCATCTGCCAAACTTAACCAACAGCGAGCCAGCGCAAAGCCTTTGTAAAAGGACGTTTGCAAAGGTAGTAAAAAGTAAGCAGATGGAGAAACGAAAACACCACGAAAGTACCATAGAGCGTGTAAGGATGGTTCGCGCCATTACCGAGCAGCACTATGAAAGCGGCAATCAGGCGCGGTGTTACAAGGCCGTATGGCGGCAGCATATTTTTCCAAAGTTCAAAATCTGCTATCGCACCTACCTGAATTATTTAGGCATACCGACGCCTCCGCCCGTGCAGCAGCCGCAGCAACTCACTTTATGGGATGCACTCAATGAAAGCCCCGCGACCTGAACGCGGGGCTTTTTCTTACCCTTTCCGCAGCGTCGGGGCAATCCCCGTCACTTTCGCGGCTTTCGGCACTGCCGTGATGTCCTGCGCGCTGGTGGTGTACCGCTCGACGCTCTCCATCAGTTCCGCGTGGTCGTGGTTGGTCGCCGAGGTAGTCAGCTGGAAGCCTGAAAAGTTATCCCCCCGCAATCCCTGCATGGCGGCATTTATCTGGTCTATCAAATCAAGAAACCCCAGCGCGTCGGACATTTTCGGGTCTTTCGCCCCGTGTGTGCTGACGGCTCGCGTCACCAGATGCAGGCGCACTGCCACGTCGCCGCGCCGTGCGCCGTTGTTCTGCTGCCGCCACTCTATCGGCTCGAACTCCACGAACACGGCAGGCAAAGGCCATACCGCGCCGCCGCTAAGCGTTTGGACGTTGTTGTTCCACAGGTCTATAAACTGAATATCTGGCACGCGCTCGGTAAGACGTGTGCAGATTGCCTGAAAAATCTGTTTTCTCATTTCCTTATGAATTTAGACAGTTGCATGTTGAAATCCGCGACGTTATCGGCAATGACGCCCTTTATTATTTCCTGCGTCCGTTTGCCGTCGCCCACAAACTGACGCTTCGGCATGGTAAATTTCCGCGTGTGCGCCTTTACCGTGTATTGTTTTCCCTTTCTGCTGGTTCGGGTATGCTGCCGCACAGGCTTTGTTCCAGTTCCGCCCTCGTTGTGTATGGCTGCGTATGGCACGGCGGACGTGAACCGCACACCGTTTCCTCTTACTTCCGCCTTGATGCTTCTGCGCATTGTTCCCGTAACCATCAGCAGCGATCCTTTCGCGTTGGGGTTGGCTCGGCGTTTCCATTTCTTTGTAAAAAACGCCTTTCGGTCGAAGTTCTTGTCGAACTCGTCGAAGAGTTCCACGCGCATATCGTCCAATATGTTTCTTTTAAGTTGTTCCCCGTCTATCATTTTGGGTGTTATTTTTATAATTAAACAAAAAATAATTCGTATTTTTGCCGATATGAAAGTGCCCGAACAAATAAAGAGTGCCGCAAAAAGTCTTATCGACCTTTACGGCGATGCCTTTGACTACCTCGGTAAGTACAAGGGCAAAGACGCTTTTTTGTTCCGTTTCCCAGAGGACACCGATACGGGCTTCCCTTACATCTACCTTTTCAAAGACGGCAAAGCCACCGAAGTAACGGGCTTTGAAGCATTGGGCATTATCCGTTTACTTGTCAAAGATTGATGCAAATTTAGTGTCGAACAGTTTGTTATCAACACGCAGCACGCCTCTTTTGGGGTAGGGTTTTGTCGCCCCGCTTTCGCACAGTTCGTCAATGCTCCTTTTCGCCCCACTTCTCTCACTGTAAACCTGCGGTTCTATATACTTCAATGTACCGTCTTCAAAACGTTGCAGGACAGTTGCGTGTCCCCCTCCGCCTTTCCAGCCGATAGTCAGTATATATACGCCCGTCTCCTTGCAGCATTCCTCGAAATATTCAGCATATCTTTTTTTCGACATCTGTTTATATCCCTTTGCTATCATCCAGTCGTATGTCAGCGTCGGCACGGCTGGCGACCCGTCCGTGTTCTTCCATGCCTCGAACGAACGCTGGCGTGACAGGTATTCCGACAACGAGTTTTTGGTGTTTGCCTTTGCGGTCACGTTAAAGCCCATCAGCCGCAATACATAAGCGGGGGCGCAGGTCTGGCAGTTGATGCTGTATTCGTATTTTTTGCCATAGTTCGGATTGGCGTGCTGCTGGTCTGCCTGCTCGACGGTCATAGGTTTTCCCTTTGTTATTTTCAGGGCTTCTTCTATTTCAAGGTTGTGCGCGGCAATGGCCTGCTTTTCTTCAGGCGTCAGGTTGTCGGGCAGTTCCTCGACCATGTCGCGGATGCGTTTCTCCCTGATGGCTTCCTGCGTCACCTGTTCGATGACCTGCTTTGCCTCTGCGGGTGCCTTGAAATACGGGTGCTTTGGCGGGAACAGTTTCAGCGACTTTCCAGCGTTATACCTGAAAATGGCCTTTTTCGCCCCCTCCGTGCAGTTCTGCCCGCGCTTCATGGCCAGTTCTGGGTCGGATGCGGGATATTTGTTCTTTCGCACCTGTACGGCCGTGCATCGGCAGTTCCAGCCGTTTGGCGGCAGAAACATGTCCCAGAACGGGTCGGACGGCGGCAGTGTCGTGCCGTTGAGTATGGCGTGTTCCTCGCGCACCTTGTCGTCGCCCGCCGTGCGGTACTGCAAGTTGTAACGGTCGCCGTCCTGCTCGAAGTCGTGCCATTTGGCCGCCATCTGCGCCGCCCCGAGCGCGTGGTTGTATTCCGCGTACAGGTAATTGTGGTTGTACTGCGCGTTTATCCGCTTTACGTCCGTCAGGAACTCCCCGAACGGTTTGATGTCGCCCTTTTCCGTGAGCATGGACAGCCCCACTTCACGCAGCGCGTGGAATGTCTTAAATCCCGAAAACACAAAAGCGTTGTTTTCGAGGGCGTAACGTATGGTGTCGGGCACTTCATGGGGCAGCGCGTTGCCGACGGCCATGTCAATCACGCGCAGCGTCTCGTTAATGAGAGCCTGCGCCTGCGGTTCTGTCAGGCATGAAACATCAAATCCCCCGTTCTGGTACACCGTTTTTGCCGCCTCGTCAAACAGCGCGTCGTCGAAGTCAAATGGCCGTCCGCCCTCGGCCAGTGTCAGCAGTTCACGCCCGTAAAGCGAACGCAACGCTGCGTTGAAAGCCTTGTACCCCCTGCGCAGCCCCACACCCGTGGGGCTTACCCGAAAAAAGCGTCAGGCTGTGTTTTTGCTTGCCGCACGCCCGTGATGGGTATGTTGTAGTTATCGACGAAATACTGCGGGTCAATCTCGTAATATTCCAGCAGCAGGCGTTCCTCCTCGCGCCTTTCGGCGGGGCTGAACGATGCCGCGTCGTCCCATTGGAACGTCAGCCCCTGCACGGGGAAACCGTGCCGCGCCATAAGTGGCAGCAGCTTGTCGTTTACGACGTTCGCCACCATCTTTGCATCGGCCTTTACCACGTCCTCGAAAATTTCGAGGTGCGTTTCCGACTGTGACAGGGACGAACCGCTGTCGATGGTCATTGTCTGCATCAGCGTGCCTTTGGACAGTTCGCTGTTGCACCTGTCCACGCGCTTGTCATAGACGTTGTAAGCATCCCCGCGGCTGCTTTCCTTAATTTCGATGTCCGTGCCCTCGGGGAACAACGCCCAGAACGCCGCACCCATTCTGTCCAGCGACCCCTCAATGCGTCGGCGTTCGGCCTCGTCGGTGGTGTTGGTACGTGCCACGCGCATGGGCGCGCCGAATATCTCGCCGAACATGTCCCAGAACGCCAGCATGTTTTTCTTGCTTATGCAGGAGGGTGCGCATTTGAGGAGCAGCCCCAAATCTTTGGGCTTTCCCACCTCCACGCACCACAGGGACAAATCCCCGTTGCGGTACGGTATGCCCGTGCGCCAGTCGGCGGCGGGTTCTGGTGTAATTACCCCGTATTCAGGACACACGTGCTTGCGCGGCACAATTTCCACGCCCTCGAAGCGCATCCCGTTCTCGTCCGACACGATGTCGCCCAGCTGTATGAGGCTGTGCCCCCAGAAACGGCTGTCCAGCGCGAGGTCGCAGAAATCGTTGAACCATTCCCTTTGCAGCAGTTTGGTGGCGTCCGCCTTTTCCTTTCCGTCCTTTCCCACCAGTCGGAAATCCTTTTGCAGCGTCTTTCCTTTCCGCTGTCCGATACATCCCGTCAGGTGAAGATCCACGAGGCAGTCGGTATAGATGTCGTACAGCCGCGCGCGGTTCGGCGTGTCTATGCTTATGGCGGCCTGCCATGCCTGCCGCCATGTCGCAATGTCTTTCTTTGTCAGGCTGTCGGTCTGCTGCATCAGCTGCGCGGTCAGTTTAAGCCCCTGTTTGCTTTTGGCAAACCGTATCAGCCTGTCCATGTCCGCCTCGGTGTATGTGCGCCGCGTGAAAGCCTGTTTAATGCTACTGATTAAGTCCATTTAATTAGTGATTAAATACCGTTTAATAATCGTATCTGTTCGGGGGCATAGAGCCGTAACGGACGGGGTTGTGTGCATCCGTTTCCCCGTCCGTGCCTGTATATGTCGGCAGGTCTGGCGACGCTTTGGAGTTCTGGACGTCGCGCAGCCATTTCACCGAATCATTGTACAGGCATTCGCGCCTTTCGTGTCCCATGTTCTGCGGCAGTCGGTGAATCATCAGCCAAAGGGTGATGTTCACCATGCACTGCACCAGCATGGCGTTGCGCTGCTCACCCTCGGCGGCAAATGCCTGCCGCATGTCGTATCGGTGTCTGGTGTAGCTGCAAATCTGCTCCATTGCCGCCCGTTCCGCCGTGAGGCGTTCCGCTTCGCAGGCTGTCACCTGCTCGAACTCGAAACTGTCGCACACGCTTTTGTAGTCTTCAATCGTCAGGAACATGGCGTCTGCTTTTTTGAGTTGTCAGGGATGGCGACGTAAAGCGCGCATTTTTCGGCTTTCTCGGCCGTGAACCCCTTTGCGAAACGGTGCTGCCGTATCAGCTTTTTAATGCCCTGCATGGAAACCACGACAGGCTTTTCGCCGAACACGACCACCAGAAACTTTTTCCCGTACAGTGCGGCGTCGCTGGCCGCTTTTTTCTTGGCGCGTTTCAGCCGCCATTCAAACACAAGTGCTTTGAAATACTTTCTTACCATGATACATTTTTTGCATTGTTCCGCCTGCCGAACGACGGAGTGAAACTACTAATCCGTGAATGCTTTTGAAGCAGTGATATTGCGCCCTCGTCGGCGTCGGGCGCGTCGTCGTGTCCCCGCATTCCTTTCTGGAACGCGAGGGTCTGTTCCAGACCTGCGAGCATGTCGGGGTCTTGCTTCTGGCTATCGTCATAATAGACAAAACCTCGTTCCCAATTTGCCGCGCTGCTTTCGATACGCAGGAACTTGTCGGGCTTCTTGCGCTTGTCTCCCAGAATGGGCAGCTGGTAGCCACGCAAATCGCCCTCCGTCTTGAAATCTTTTAGAATTTCCTCCTGCATGAAATTGGCCTCCATGTAGAATTTTATCGCGATACCCGTTTCCTGCGCCCACTCGAACAGGTCATAACACCACCTCACCATTTCGGGAATGGTCGCCTGTCTGACGAACGCGCGCAGCTGCCACAGCTGCGTTTTGCGTTTTCCCCACAGTTTTGCCGCCTTGTAGTCGTTCTTTACGCTGCTTTTCCACGCTGGGTCGATGTACAGGATAAGTTCTTCAAATTCTTTCCATTTGGGACGTGTCGCCCATTTAATCCAGTCCTGACGGAACACCGCGCCCTCGGTGATGGGGTTGTTCATGTACTCTTTTTGAAACGAGCGATACCCCTGAAACCTCTCGATGGCTTTCACTTCTTCGGGCGTCCATTTGGCCGCCCATGACACGCCCCCGTCCTTGTCCCAGATGTTCACCTGTGACACATGCACCCCGTCGATGGCGCAGAAGTTGGCCAGCACGCTGTTCTTTGAAATGAGGTTGCCCACCATGATAAAGCGTCCGCGTCCGCCGTCCAGCGCGCCGAACAGAGCCTCTTTCACCCAATTTGTAAGACGGGTGACGCGTGCGGGGCTTTCGCACAGTTCGTCGTCGTCGAGGTCGTCTATGACGATGTAGTCGGGTCGGTGGCTACGGTAACGCAGACCGCGCGGTGACTGTCCGCGTCCGCGTGCGAAGAATGCCGTGCCGTCCTTTGTCACGAACTCGCCCTCCTCCCATGAACCGTTATTGTACTGCTGCCCGAAATCGTGGATATACCGCTGGTTGAACTGTAATTCCGCCTGTATGTCGGCCAGCAGCGTGTTCGCGTTGTCCTCGCTTTTGCCCACCAGCACCATGACGTTAATCTGGCGCGTTTCCTGACATTTCAGCCACATGGGTATGAAAATATCCAGATGTGTGGACTTTGCCGCGCCGCGATGCCATTTGAACGCCGCTTTCAGGTTGCGTTCTTTCAGCACCTTGTTCGCCGCCTTGATATGGAACGGCGCGCAAGGCGTCTGTTTTCCCGTTTCTGGGTTCACGGTGTAGTGCGGGAAATAATAATCCACGAAAGCGGCATAGTCGGAACGCACACGCCTGATACGTGCCAGTTTCTCCCTTTCCGTTTCCGCGGTATTCACCACGGTGGCCTGCTGCACCGTCTCGCAGTGCTTCTGCCACCTTTCGACCGCTTCCCTTAATTCCGCTTTTGAAGCCATAGGCTACTGGTTGAATTTGTTCTGTAACAGTTCGCTGATATACAGGTCGTGATACTTGTTGATGGTTTTGAGCAGTTCGGGCGTAATCCCGTCGTCGAACGACATGCGGAACTGCATCCACTTGCTGAACGCCATGAATACCTCTATCACGTCCACGATGGACGCCTTTTTGTCGAGGCGTTCGATGGTCGTTGAAAGTTTCGCCAGCTTGTCGCCCAGCCCTGCCATCGCTTCGGGGTCGTCGCTTTCGTTTACCTGCTTGATGAGTTTGTCGATGGTGTGCAGCAGCTTGTTCACCAGTTCGGGGCGTGTGATGTTGGACGCCGCGCGTTGTTCTTGCCAGCCGTTTTCGGCCACCCACTTGTTAATCGTTACGGCCGATACCCCGACCTTTTCCGCGATAACCTTTTGTGTTTCCCCCTGCATGAAAAGCAGGCGTGCATACTCTCTTTTGTCTTCGAGTTCCTTTTTCGTTGCCATTCATAAATAAAGTATTAAACATTCCCCCGTATCGGGGCTTTTGCTTCTGCAAAAGTGGCACTATCGGGCGACTGCAAGAAAAAGATATGCAAAGTTTTACACTCTTTTTGCCCGTGCAGTAGGAAAGATGAAAATTTGCAGCATCAAACATCGCGGGGTAGAGCAGACGGCCAGCTCGTGAGGTTCATTCCCTCAAAGTCGCGGGTTCGAGTCCCGCCCCCGCTACAATGGTATTTTTAAGGTAAGACGATTGTTTCAGTTGCGGGCGGCGGTGATGTGATGAACGACGCAGGCCGCCCGCTTTTTAAGACAGACAAATGGCAAAAGAAGTAATCATAAGCACCAGCGGCCTGAACTGCTACGGCGGCCGCGTGCTGACGTCGGGCATCGACCTGACACAGTTTCAGAAAAACCCGCTGTTGTTGTGGATGCACCGCCGCAGCTTCGACCGCGACGCCATGCCCATCGGGCGCATCGACAACCTGCGCACGGACGGCGACCGCCTTATCGGCACGCCCGTTTTCGACCAGAACGACGAGTTCGCCAAAAAGATAGAAAGCAAGTGGGAGAATGGTTTTCTGCGCATGGCCTCTGCGGGTATCGAAATCATCGAGACCAGCGACGCGCCCGAACACCTGCTGCAAGGCCAGACGCGGCGCACTATCACCCGTTGCAGGCTGGAAGAGGTCAGTATCGTGGACATGGGCGGCAATGACGAAGCCCTGCAACTGTACGACCGCAGCGGCAAAGTGCTGAAACTTGCCGCGGGTGAGGACAACGACGCGCTGCCCCTGCTTGCACTCGAAAAGAAAGACGACCCGTCGGGAACTGCCCCCGACGGCAAGGATAATAATCAAACCAAAAAATCAACTCAAAGCATGAACAAAGAAATTTTGCAGTTGCTCGGCCTGTCGGAAACGGCTACCGAGCAGGAGGCAGTGGGCGCGCTCCGCCTGCTGAAAGAAAAGGCCGACAAGGTGGAAACGCTCCAGCTTGCCAGCATTACGGCCGTCGTGGACGGTGCAATCGCCGAGAAGCGCATCACGGCCGACAAAAAGGAGCATTTCGTGAACATCGGCAAGGCCGCAGGTATCGACAGCCTGCGCACGACCCTTTCGCTTATGCAGCCCGTCAGGAAGCCCACGGAGGTAATCCACCAGACCGACGAGCCGCGTGACGACGAGCCGAAGACCTACGCCAAACTGTCGGACGTCCCCGCAGACCAGTTGGAGAAACTGCGCGAGGAACGGCCGCAGGATTACGAACGCCTGTACAAAGCCGAGTACGGGCATGACATCCCCAAGAAATAACCAATTAACAACCAAAAGCAATGAAACTTTTTAAGTATCTGTTTACGGCCGTTCTGGCCTTGATTGCATCCGTCGCCCTGAACAGTGCGGCGGGTGCGACGCTCGCCTGTGTGGCGGGCTTTTCCCCCGCCGCTGGTGCGGTGGCGGGTAACGTGGCGGGCTTGCTTGCAAGTGCCGTCCTGCCGCAGGGGTGTGCCTACGCCACCGTGTTTACCGAAATCTGGACTGGTGAAATGATTAAGGCGTTCCGCACGGCCGCCGAAAGTCTCGGATGGTATGACCGCATCAAGAGTTACGACCAGTACGTCGATAATGACGTTATCCACTTCACCGAACTGGGCGGCGACCCCGATGTGCTGGTGAACAACACCACCTATCCGCTGAACATTCAGGAACTCAAAGACGCGGACAAACCCATTTCGCTGGATTACTTCGACACTACGGCCACGCCTGTAACTGACGACGAACTGCACGCTTGCAGCTATGACAAGATGGCGAGCGTTCAGGAACGCCACCGCGAGGCACTGAAAGAGAAGTGTATGCAGAAAGCCATCCATGCCATCGCGCCCGCCGACAATAAGACGACTTCGCCCGTGCTGGTGACTACGGGAGCCTCCGACGGCACGCGCAAGAAGTTCACCACGGCCGACCTGCTCGCGCTGAAACGCAAGTTTGACGGTATGGGAATACCGAAGAAAGACCGTGTGCTGGTGATGTGCAGTGACCACGTGAACGACCTGCTGGAAACCGACCAGAAGTTCAAAGACCACTACAACATCAACCAGACCGAGGGCAAAATTTGCCGCCTGTACGGTTTCGACATCTACGAGTATGACGGCACGCCGTACTACAACGCCACCACGAAGAAAAAACTCGCATGGGGCGCGGCTACCGCCGACACCGACATGCAGGCGTCCGTGGCATTCTATGTCGGCCGCATGATGAAAGCCAACGGTTCGGTACAGTTCTACCACAGCGAGGCGTCGAAAGACCCGCTTTATCATCGCAACCTCGTGAACTTCCGCAAATGGGGCATCTGCCTGCCGCTTTCCGACAAGAACTGCACGGCAGCCGTCATCAGCGCGAAGACCGCGAACTAACCCGACGTAATGGCTAAACTTAAATATCTGGTTATCCATTGCACGGCCACCCCCGAGGGGCGCGAAGTGAGTGCGGCCGACATCCGTCGCTGGCACACTTCGCCCGCCCCTGCGGGTCGCGGCTGGAAGCAGGTAGGCTATACCGACCTGTTCCACCTCGACGGCCGTGTGGAGCGTCTGGTTGCGAACAACGAGGACGCGAATGTCGATCCGTGGGAAATTACCAACGGTGCGGCGGGCTATAACAGCATAAGCCGCCATATCGTTTACGCTGGCGGCTGCGATGCTGGCATGAAGCCGAAAGACACCCGCACGGCGGGGCAGAAAGAGGCGTTGAGGAAATACGTGCTTGACTTCCACGCGCGCCACCCCTCCGTTAAAATCGTGGGGCACAACCAGCTCGCATCGAAAGCCTGCCCGTCGTTCGATGTGGCGGCGTGGCTTCTGGAAATAGGTATCAAACAGTAAAACAATGAGCGCAGAACTTACAACCATAATTGTGTCGTCCCTTGTGGCGGCCGTGTCCGCCCCGCTGGGCGCGTGGGTGAACAGCAGGGTACTGCGGCAGAAATACCAGCTTGAACTCGACAAACTGCGTGCTGAAATGAAACAGACGCTTACGAACGTGGAGAACAGCGAGCTGGAGAATGTGCGCAAGGCGAGCGGCATACTTATGGAAAATATAGTGAAGCCGCTCGAAAAAGAAATCCAATCATTACGCAAGGATGTGGACAAATTCCGAAAAGCCGTCGAGAAAATACCGTCATGCCCTATGGCTGACAACTGCCCTGTTTCTCGTGAGCTGCTCGCCGCAGAAGCGGCTGACGCGCGCCGAGGTGCAGACGCGGATAGATGAGAGCGCGCAGGCGCATTTTGACAGCCTTGTGCGCGCACAGGTTGCCATGATGCTGGAACGTCTGACCGTCAGCGAGGGCGAAACGGTCACGGACTTGGTGGTTTACGACACCGACAAGCCGCCCGCCGATAGCACAGGGCTGCCACCCGTGAAAGCGGTGCTGCACAAGGAACATCGGCAGAAACAGCAGACCCGCGAGACGGCGCAGACCGACGTCCAGACGGAGGCGCAGGTAACGGCCGACACGGTCGAGGAGAGCACGCAGCAGTCCGACAGCGTCCAGACCTCCGAACAGAAACCGAGCGCGGGCACAGGCATCCTGCGGCTTGGTACGGGCATGTTCCTGCTGGCGGTGTCTGTCTTTGCAATCTGGATATTTTACAAACGAATTAAACGCTAAAATTATGGCAACGAACAAGAACAAGGAAAAAGAAGCGGCCGCCGCACAGGCAGCCCCGACCCCCGAAACACAGACGGCACAGGCCGCCCCCGCCGAGGAAAAGACCGCCGCGGTTGTGCCCGCGCCTGAAACTGAAAAGGCCGACAAAAAGGCTGCTGCGGCCAAAGAGGAAAAGAAGCCGAAACCCACGGCCAGCGTTCTGGAAAAGGCAGGCAAGGCCGCCATCGCGCGGCACGGCTTCAAAGAAGTATTCGTAACGTCCGACGGTCAGGCGTTCCCGTTGCGCTCCGACGCACAGCACCACGCCGCCGATCTGGCAGGTAAGGAAATCATCAAAGTGACGGAGTAATGAACAGCTTAAAAATAGAAAGACAAAACGGCAATGTGCCCAAAAGCGTGGCTGGCGAAGACCATGTGTCCGGCTTCATCGCCTATCTGGCTGCCGCGGAAATCCCCGACGGCTTCAAGACAGCGCACGTGCAGGCCGTTTCGACCATTGACGCCGCCGAGGCGTTGGGCATCACCGACAAGTCCGCCAGCTGGAGCGTGAAAGTGCTGCATTACCAGCTTTCGGAGATTTTCCGCGTCAATCCGAGCATTTCGCTTTACGTGGGCATCTTCACGAAACCGACCAGCTACAAGTTTACCGAAATCAAGACGGTGCAGAACTTCGCCAGCGGCCGCATCCGCCAGATAGCCATCTGGTGCGGCGACAAGGCTTTCAGCGCGGACGACGTTACCGCCATTCAGGGCGTCGCCGACGCGCTCGATACCCAGAACGCACCGCTTTCCGTGCTGTATGCCCCGAAAGTGTCCGCCGTGGGTAACATGCCCGCGGACGTTGCGGGTGCGAACCAGTGCCGCGTCAGTGTCGTAATTGCACAGGCAGGCAGCGGAACGGGCGCGGAACTCTACGCGGCCGAGGCCAACAAGACGGCCAAAAACACCGTGTCGGCCATCGGCGTGGTGCTGGGGCTTCTCTCTTTGGCTGCCGTGCATCAGTCCATCGGCTGGGTCAAGAATTTCCCCACGGGCGTGAATGTACCCGCCTTTGGTGACGGCACGCTTTACCGCGACCTTGACAAGGCACTTGTCGAGCAGTTGGACGGCGGGCGTTACCTGTTCTTCGTCACCCATGTGGGACAGGCGGGCAGCTACGTGAACGACAGTCATACGATGGACAGTGCCATAAGCGACTACGCGATGATAGAAAGCGTCCGCACGATGGACAAGGCCGTGCGCGGTGTGCGCACCTACCTTATCCCCGAATTGGGCGGCAACATCTACATCGACGCTGACACGGGCAAAATGCAGGCGTACAGCGTCAGCCATCTGGAAACGACGGCCAACAAAGCCCTCGAAGACATGGAAAAGGCGGGCGAACTGTCGGGCTACAAGGTGGAAATCGACCCCGAACAGGATGTGTTAAGCACCAGCGAGGTGGAAATCGTTATCCGACAGGTGGCCGTGGGCGTCATGCGTAAAATCAAAGTAAAAATCGGATTTGCTAAAACAGTATAACAAATTTGCTGCCAGTGAGAGCAACACCAAATTTATTTGAGTGTTGCCGAGCGCAGCGTAAATTCAGGAACTAATGGCAAGTGTAATCAACAACGGCATCCCCCTTATCAACGGAATGCTTTGCTCGTGGGCTGACATCGTGGCAGCCATCAGCGGCGTACCTGTTACAGGTATCGTCGGCATAGAGTACGCCGACAATCAGGACGTGGTAAACAAGTACGGCGCAGGCCGCCACCCAGTCGGCCGAGCAAAAGGACGCATCACCCCGACGGCAAAAATCATCCTGTATCAGGAGGAAGTGCAGGCCATCCAGTCGCAAGCCCCTAACGGGCGTATTCAAGACCTTGCGCCCTTTGACATCACTGTCACCTATCTGCCCGACAGCGGTATCATTCATACGGACAAAATCCGCAACGTGCAGTTTTCGGGTAACAGCCGCAAGTGGAAAGAGGGCGATACGGGGCAGGAGGTGGAACTTGAACTTGTGCCGTCGCATATCGAATGGGGGCAGTAGTAACCAATCATTAAACAGTATATGAACATGGAAAATAACGAAACGAAACAGCCGCAGGGAAAGACCTATGACGGCGGTGTGACCGAGGAACAAATCAACAAATGGAAAGCCGTACACAAACGCGTTATCCGCATAGACGTAACGGACGGAGAAGACCTGCATGTGGCCTATTTCAAACGCCCGTCGCTGGAAACCATGTCGGCCGTTACAAAGGTCGGCAAGAGCGACGAGGTGAAAAGTGCCTCCGTGCTTTATGACAATTGTTTTCTGGGCGGTGACACGGAAATGCGTGAAGACGCGCTGTTGTTCATGGCGGCGACCGCGCAGCTGGGTAATATGTTCAACTCGTGCCTCGGTAGCCTAAAAAACTTGTAGAGGCGCACCAGCTTTCTGATGACGACGATAAGGACGGTTTTCAAAAGGGGTGTGCCTTAATCCGCGCGAACCTCGGCCTTGACCCGACGGTCGGCAGTTATGAAGAATGGGCGGCGCATTACGCCGAGGCGTTATGGCTGGAGAAGTTCCGAAACAGGAACCTTGCAGAAATGCTATCGGGAATGTTTGGGGGCAATGCCAGCCCTTGACGCCCGCCTGAAATCTTTGAACGCGGCACGGGCGAAAGCACCGAGCAGATAAAATGGCATGATAACGATACCTATGCAGATAGGCAGCATTACGAACCATTTACCGATAAAAATCAAGATGCTTTCCATATTCAAAACAGTGTAAAAGTAACACGTTGCTAAAATAGTAAAAACAACCCGATTATGCAAAATTTCGACTACCAATTTAATGTCGGCGGCAATTTTACCGCCACGATGGAGGGAATGGCCGAGAGTACAGGCCGTTTCAATGCCGCCGTGGAGGGTACGCACAGCTGGCTCGGCAAATTGGGTCAGACGCTTGCAGTCTGGGATTTGGCAAGTAACTATGTAAGCAAGTTCAACGACACGCTGGTCGGCCTTTCGTCTTCGGGCATATCGCTTGACAGCCAGATGCACGATTTGAGTGCCGTCGCGGGTGTCGTGGGTGACGGCCTGAAACAGATTGAGGGCTACGCCCGCAGCAGTGCAAAGGCTTTCGGTATCGACGCCTCGCAGGCCGTTGAGGGTTACAAGTTGCTGCTTTCGCAGCTGTCACCCGAACTCGGCAAATACCCCGAGGCTTTGCAGGCGATGGGCAACTGTATCGCCACCACCAGCAAACTGATGGGTGGTGACGGTGTGGCGGCGGCCGAGGTTCTGACCACCGCTATGAACCAGTACGGCATCAGCCTTGACGACCCGATGAAAGCCAGCGCGGAAATGGCGCGCATGATGAACGTCATGGCTGCGGCGGGTCAGGCGGGTTCTGCGGAACTCCCCGCCATCAAAGTGGCGTTGCAGCAGTGCGGTATGGCCGCGAAAGCCGCCAACGTCAGCTTTGAGGAAACGAACGCCGCCATTCAGGTGCTCGACAAGGCGGGCAAAAAAGGTTCGGAGGGCGGTGTCGCCCTGCGCAACGTGCTTTCCACCCTTGCCGCAGGCCGTTTCCTGCCCGAAAAGACGCAGGAGGAACTGCAAAAGGCGGGCATCAACGTGTCCTCGCTGACCGATAAGACGAAGCCGCTGAAAGAACGTCTGGAAACGCTCAAACCGCTGCTGAAAGACGACGCGCTGCTGTCCGCCCTGTTCGGCCGTGAGAACGCGAACGCCGCCCTTGCCCTGATAAACGGCACTGAAAGTTTGCAGGACTTCACCGAGGCCGTCACAGGCACGGCCTCGGCGGAAGAACAGGCGGCCATCATCATGGACAGCTACGCCGAGCGTCAGGCACGTATAAACCAGCAGTTTGAGGACTTCAAGATAACTATTTTTCAGGCTACGGGCGACCTCGGCATCTGGCTTTCCACGCTTATGGGCGCGCTCGTTCCGCTTTCGCAGCTTATGCCGCTGCTTATCGGCATGGGCAACCTTATGGCATGGATAAAAGGCTTGCAGTGGGCTGCCATGTGGTCGCGCGTTCAGGGCTTCATCTATGCCGCCCGCCTGCAAATGGCGTTCATGAACCGAGAGCTTATTACGGGGCAGTTCGCCTCCAACGGCTTTTTTGTCAATATCACCCGCGCGACGCTGGCGGTGCTTCGGTTTGCCACAGTGGGGATATTCCAAGCCCTGAAAGGTCTGGGCGCATTGGTTCTGTCGTTTGTCACGGGCGGGACAGCCTCGGCCACTTTCGCGGGTATCGCTTCCGCTTCCTTTGGTGCTTTCAAGCTGGCTGCCACTGCCGCCTGCCGTGCGGTCAGCGTGGCCATCATGAGCATCCCGATTATCGGGTGGATAGCCGCAGCAATCGCGGGGCTTATCGCGCTGGGCGTCTATTTTTGGAATACTTCGGCGAAGTTCCGCGCCACCCTTAAAGGTCTGGGTGCGGCCTTTGTCGCCACATTCAAGGGTATCTGGGATTTGGCTAAAAACGTCTTCGGCAGCATCGGTGATTTGATAAAGGCCGCTTTCTCCCTTGACGGTCAGGGCATCAAAGACGCCATAAACAGGCTTAAAGGAGGCTTTTCGGAGTTCGGCACGAACGTCGGCAAGGCGTTCAATGACGCCTACAATGCCGAAATGTCCGCCAGCAAGAAAGCGGAGGAGGCCAAAAAGAAAGGCAAGCCCGACCCGAACGCCGCGGGCGGTGAAGTCCCCACGGTGGACGTGCCGACTGTCACGCCGCCCGACCCGACAGGGGGCAGCCTCGGAACTGTCGGCGGCGGCAAAAGCGAGGGCGGCGGTAAAATCAGGAATATAACGGTCAATGTGGACAAGCTGGTGGAGCGTTTCGAGATACACACCACCAACCTGTCCGAGGACTTGGGAAAGGTCAAGGATATGGTGGGCGAAGCCTTGCTGTCAGCCCTTAACGACGTAAATCTTGCAATGTAGTATGACACCGATAAGTTTCATGTTCATAGCCGCAGGCGCGGCCACACAGGCGAAAGGGCTGCTGTACAGGATGCAGCCCTCGCGCACGGGTCAAGCCCCGAACTGGGACGGTCACGGCGGCGGTATCACCCCGCACGAGGTCAGCAGCCCGATAACCGATAAAAGCTATTGGGAGGGGCGTTATGTGCTTTGCGAACTGACGCTGCGCAAGCAGGACGGCCAGACGCTTGTAATCAATGACGCCGTGTGCGCCATCAGCCGCGCGAAAAACATAGTCACCACGCAGATGGTAGGCATGGACGGCACGGTGAAAGAATACATCAACGAGGGCGACTACCAGATAAACATCGTTGTCGGTGTGGCCGCCGTCCGTAACGGTGTCATCGTGGACGAATACCCCGAAGACGGGCTGCGCGAGCTTCGCGCCTTTTTCGACGAAAAGGCGGCTATCGACGTGCACAGCGTCTTTCTGGAGATATTCGACATCGGCAGTATCGTGATAAAGAACTTTTCCGTATCGCAGGACACGGCCAGCAATTACCAGAGCGTGAGCATTTCGGCCATGAGCGACGGAGATTATAACGTGTACAGCACGGAGTATTAAACAGTAATTAAACGGCATTCAAACGATGTACAGGCTGACGGCAAAAATAGAAATCATGGGCGCGAAGTCTTGGCGGCTTGAAAAGGTCACGGAGGTGGAAATCACCCGTGACACCGAAAAGCTGACGGACGAATGCCGCCTGACGCTACCCAAAAAAATCAAGTGGGACGGCGCGGCCGAGATACCCGTCCAGCGCGGCGACGTGGTGAAAGTGTGGCTGGGCTACGACGGTGACTTGCAGCTTGCCTTTGTGGGGTACGTGCGTGATGTGGGTTTTAAGACGCCCGTCGTCATTACCTGCGAGGACGAAATGTTCAAATTGAAGCAGATTGAAGCGAAGAAGAAAGCCTACAAGAGCGTGAACCTTGAAACCCTGCTGAAAGAACAAGGCCTGAACTACCCGCTGCGCGTGATGGGTGAACAGAACCTCGGGCAGTACCGTGTCACGGCGGACACCGTGGCGTCGCTTCTCGGCCATTTGCAGGAAAACGGCGTCCGCTCGTTCTTCCGTTACGAGGACGGCAGCCCCGTGCTTTATTGCGGTGTCCTGTTCGAGAGGGACAGCCGCCCGTCGCAGGTCTTCGCCACGGGGGTGAACATCATCGACGACCAGAGCCTCGAACAGCAAAAGGCCGAAAACATGCGCCTGCGCATCAAGGCGGTCAGCCTTATGCCGAACAATAAAAAAATCAGGGTTGAAGTGGGCGACGCCGACGGCGAACACCGCACGCTCCATACCTACAACAAGCAGGAAGCCGAACTCAAAGCGTGGGCGCAGCAGGAAATCAAACGTCTTAAACGGGACGGCCTCACGGGCAGTTTCAAGACATTCGGTTACAGGCTGGCGGACAAGCTGGACGCCATCGGCATCAAGATAGACGGTGAGAAAAAAGGCGTCTATCAGGTAAAGAAAAATATAATCAAATACGGCACGGGCGGCTTCCGTCAGGAAATCACGCTCGGCCAGCGTATAGGAGAATGAACAATATAAAAGAAACCATCAGGCAGTTGGCACAGGGCGGCCGCCAGAGCGTGAGCCTTGTTTGTACTGTGGACGCCGTGGACAAGACGGCGCGCACGGTGGACTGCACGCCGTTGGACGAAAGCGCGCCGCTTCTGGGCGTGAACCTGCAAGCCAATCAGGAAAGCACGTTCGGCGTGGTGGCATTTCCGAAAGTGGGCAGTTACGTGGTGGTGGGCTTTGTGGCCGACGGTGCTGCGGGGGTGGTGCTGCTTACCGATGAAGTGGAAAGCGTCGAGGTGGTAATCAGTGACGATACCGCCCGAATTTCGGCCGACAAAGACGGCGTGCGCGTACTGATGGGCGACGATACCAGCGCGGAACTGACGAACGATGGCATAACGCTGAACGGCGGCGGCTTCGGTGGCACGGTCAAGGTCGGGCAGCTGACCGAACGAATCAACGCCATAGAGCGGGACATCAACGACCTGAAAAGCGTGTTTTCTGGGTGGGTGGCCGTCCCGCAGGACGGTGGCGCGGCCTTGTCCGCCGCCGCTGCCGCATGGAGCGCGACCCCGCTTGAACTGACACAGCGGGGTGATTATGAAAACGAAAAAGTGAAACACGGATGAACGGCATACTGATAGACGCGGAAAGTGGCGACCTGCTGATAGAGCGCGGCAGTGTCGTAATCGGTGACACCGACAGCCAGATTGCCGAGTGTGTCCTTGTAGCCATGCGCGGCGAGTGGAAAGAATGGCCGCTTATCGGCGGCGAGGTGAAAAAGATGCTTGGCGGCGAGGTGGACGTCATGTGGCGCGGTCAGGTCAAAAAAATGCTGGAAGCCTGCGGGCTTGACGTCGAGAAAGTGAGCATAACGGAAGACAACATTATAACAGTGGAGTGATGGAGGTAAAAGTAAAGGACAGGCAGAGCCTGCTCGACATGGCCGTCCAGACGGCTGGCAGCATGGAGGCTGCTTTCGGCCTTGCAGCTGCCAACGGTGTGAGCCTTACGGACACCCTTACGGACGGGCAGGTACTTGACACGATAGCTGTCGAGAATGCGGACACGGTACGCCGTTATAGCGTTCAGGGCATCCAGCCCGCCACGGCATTGAGCGAGGAAGAAATGGCCGCGCTCGCGCAGGAGGGCATCAACTTCATGGGTATTGAAATAGATTTTGTAGTAAGTTAAAAATAAGACAATGGCACGTACAATCGCAGAAATCAAAGACAGCATGACGGCCGACCTTATGCGCAATCCCGATGTGGCGCGCGCCTACGGGTTTGAAACGGGCGCGGCCTTTTCCTCGCATTTCAGCAAGGTAAGCGTTGAAAGCCTGCTTTTTTATATCGTTGCCTGCGCGATCTGGGTTCTTGAAAACCTGTTCGACCAGCACAGGCACGATGTCGAGCAGCGCATTGAGTCCATCATCCCGCACCGTCCGAAATGGTACAGGGACAAGGTGCTGGGCTTCATGAAAGATAAGACCCTCGTTCCCGACACGGATCACTACGACACGTCAGGCATGAACGACGGCGACATCGAGGCTGCGCGTGTGGTGAAATATGCCGCGGCCAGCGAGAACGCAGACGCTTCCATTCTTACCATCAAGGTGGCGGGGGAAACTGGCGGTGTTCGGCAGCCTCTTGACGCCGATACCGAAATCCAGCTTCTTGCCTATATCGGTGAAATCAAAGACGCGGGCGTCCGCGTGAACCTCGTGAACCAGACCGCCGACGTGTTCCATTGCGAGGTCGATGTGTACTATGACGCCATGCTGCTGCCTGAAACCGTCGAGACGCAATGCAGGGAAACGATACGTAACTATATCGAAAACCTGCCTTTCAACGGTGAGTACAGCAACATGGCACTTGTGGACGAACTCCAGAAAATCGAGGGCGTGCGCATCGTTGAGATGAGCGGTGCGACCACGGAGGTGGACGGTGAAAGTACCCCTACCGACATAGACGCCCGTTTTACCCCCGCGGCGGGCTATTTTTCCGCGGGCAACATAACAGTCAATATGAAATCTTACAAATGAGTGTGTACGATGTCAAGATAAAACGTCTTGCGCTCCTGCTGCTTCCCACAGCTTTGCGCAAGCCCCTTGTGGCGGCTTTCATGCAAAGCACGGTACAGGGTTGCAGCGTGCTGCACGGCGAGTTCATGCGGTGGCGTGACGACAAGGATTACAGGCTCTGGCATAACGGTCAGGTCTGCCACCTGCGCGCGGTTCTGAACGATACTTTCGACCAGACGGAGCGTCGTATCACCGTGGACGACGAAGATAGCGGTGGACTTCGCGGCGCACGCCTCTTTACGCGGGACATGGACAGGCATATCCTTTTACCCGTGCGGGGCGGCAAGGCTTTCATCATCAACCGCCGCGGCTACGGCGGTGTGAGCGGCTTCGACTTTTGGGTGTCCGTCCCGTATGCCCTTATGGGAAAAATCGACGAGACGCGCCTTGCCGCGGTGGTAAGCACCTACAAACTTGCCTCCAAACGTTGGACGATAAATTATAATTAAACACTGATTAAAGACTTTTAGAATGGAAACGATAGGTAATTTCCTGACTCAGCCGAACAAGGATTTTCCGCTTGACTGCGACACGCTCGACATGTTGCAGGCGGGCACGGCACTTGTGGCCGCTCTGGGCAATATCGCGGGCGACAAACTTATTCTTACAGGCTGCGAGCTGACGAACAACGACACGCAGCGTGCCGCGGGCTATGTGTTCGTCAAGACGCGTGACTATCCGCACGGCGAGGTTCTGCGCTGGGAGGGCGGCAACATTTCAGGGGGCATGTACGTGAAGCTGGAGGACGTTTCAGTGAACGCGCAGGGGTATGAATACCCGAAAGCCTACACGCGTCGGACGCTTGCCGCAGGCGTGGGCAGTGAAAATTTCAAATGGACGGACTTCAAGAAACCGAAGACGTCGGCCGAACTTGAAAAGCTGATTGCCGACCTCTCCAAACAACAGTCTGACGCCGCGGCAAATTCCGTCAGCGAGCCGCTGGGCATCGTCAAGATGTGGGCTGGTGTTAAAGTCCCCGAAAATTACGCCCTGTGCGATGGCGCGATGTTGAAGACCAGCGAATACCCCGAACTTTACAAAGCCCTCGGCACAGCTTTCAACGCAGGTGTGAACTACAACGGCACGCGATACACCACGCAAAGCGGCTTCTTCCGTCTTCCCGACCTGCGCGGTCGTTTCATCGTGGGTTATAACGACCTCGATGACGAATACAAGAAATACGGCAACACGGGCGGCGAGAAGAAACACGCCCTCACCATCAACGAAATGCCGAGCCACACCCACCCGCAGAACCTTTGGCAGGAGGACAGCGGCAAATGGAAAGGCGGCGGGAACAATTCTTCGCCTCGATCTACCTCTTATCACGACAGGACGGTACAGTTCGGAAACACGAACGCCACGGGTGGGGGTGCGCAGCATGAAAACCGCCCGCCGTATTATACCCTTGCCTACATCATGAAAGTACGATAACCCGATAAAAGAATACTATAATGCCAATAAGAAGCATCGCACAGTTAAAGGCGTGGTTCCGTCGCGGCAAGTATCCGACGGAGGAACAGTTTGCCGACTGGCTCGACAGCTACGTCCATAAGGAGGAAAGTAAAATCCCCATCGCGCAGGTAGAGGAACTGCCTGAACAGCTAAACGGCAAATACGCTGCCACCGCGGGGCAGGAGCTGGAACGGCAGCACCGTGAATTGAAAAGCGACTATGACGCGCACAAGCAGTCTTCGGCCGAACAGTTTGACAACATCGCTGAGAACATCGAGGAACTGGAAGCCACTGACGAACGGCAGCAGGAAGAAATCGACGCTCTGGAGGCCGAGGTGGAGAACATCCATAAGAAAGACGCCGCGCAGGACAAGGAAATTGCCGCGCTACATAAGACGGACAGCGACCAGCAGGCTGAAATCGACACGGCCAACGCCAATCTGGAACACCTGCGGAAGCGTCTGCACCCGACAGCCGTTTTCGGCTCTCTGGAAAGCACGTTTTCCGCGCTTGGCGCGAATTACAGCACTTTGTGGGCTTTGGCTAACACGCTTAAAACCTTTCTGGAAGCAAAGGATACTGCGGACAGCACGATAAACCGCTGGCAGGAAATCGAAACCTTTTTGCAAGGCATCACCGACACCGAAACCCTTTCTGGACTGCTTGAACAGCTTGAAAAGGACATCACCGCTGCTTATGACAGAGCCATTGCGGCCGCTGTCAAGGTGGAAAGCGACAGGGCAAAGGGCGCGGAAGCCACACTGCAAACGAACATCGACGGGGAACGCCAGCGCGCGGAAGCGGCCGAAACGGTACTCGGCAAACGTATCACTGACACGAAAACGGGATTGCAACAGTCCGACGCGGAAATACGTCAGGACATCGCGGCCGTGCGTCAGACCATCTTTGCCATACAGGCCGACAGCGCGGGGCGCGTCATTCCCCTTGTCATGACCGTGGAACCTCCGCGCCGCATCACCTACGGCAACCCCGTGAAACAGTACATCAAAGCCAGCCTGTTGCCGCAGTTTGCCGTTCAAAACGTGCTCTGGCTTTCCGACGGCAAGTCCGTGGACGTCGAACCCGACGGCGAGGTGGTTGTGCTGGGTCTTGGCAAAAGCCGCGTCCACGTCATCCCCACCGAAAACACGGCGTTGCACCAGACCGTTACGGTCGAGGTCGTCAGGCCGTCTTTGATAAAATCAGGCCATGCCTCGCTTCTGCTGGCTGGCGCAAACGTATTATTATTCACTTAAAACCATCATTCAAATGGCATTAAACGCAAACGAAGAAGAAAAAGTCCGCCAGCTTCTGACGGCTTTTGAGAGCGGCAAGCGCATCAACGAGCTTGACGCCGCCACGGGCAGCATGTCGGACATGCAGGTTGCCGTGGTCGATGAGAGCGGCGAGACGCGCCGCATGAACTTGCAGGAGGCCGTCCAGACGGCAGGCAACCCCATCGCAGGCCGCTGGTGGGACGAAACGGCCGCTACGCCCACCGCCGCGGGGTATTACGGCTCTTTGCAGGCCTTAAAGGAACTGCCTGCCAAATTGGGTCTTGGCCGCTATCTGGTTACGGACGACCGCAAGCGTCGCAAGCTGGATGCCGCGGACAGCACCCGTTTTGATGACGGCAGCCCCGCGAAGCTGGACGGCACTATGGGGCAGTGCATGTGGTGCTGGAACGCCCACTACTTCACCACTTGGACGGAGGGCAACCGCCGCATCCAGACCGTCACGTTCCAACCTATCAAAGGAAAGAACAGCATCTACGTTCCCGCAGGCGGCATTTCGTGGATTGATGCGGGTGTGATGGACAGAACCGAACAAAAACTGTGTTCCGTCATATCCACCGACCCCCGTTATCGTGGCGGCAACGGCAATGCACTGGGTGATAATTACCCGCTGGCGGCCGATGCCCCGCAAAAAACGATGCTGGGAATGCCCGCCACGGCATTAAGTACAACGGCTTTCGGAACGTATGCCCGCAAACGCGGCGAGGGGTGGGAGGCTAACTGGTTTGTCGCCCGTGCGGTTGTGGAATACCTTTTCGAGATAATCATGGGCACGCGCAACTCGCAGGCCGCTTTCAACGCCCAGCTTGATGCCAACGGCCTGCGTCAGGGCGGTTTTGGCGCGGGTGCTACGAACATGCCCGATTGGGGGAATTATAACGGCTGGTATCCCGTCATTCCCACCAGCGTGGGGCTTGAAATGGGCGACGGTGTAGGACTTGTGGACTATTCCGTGACGAACGCCGACGGCGTGGCCGTGTACCAATGTAAAGTCCCCGTTTTTTTCGGCCTCGTAAACGCTGGCTTTGGTAACCTCTGGCGTTGGGTGCGCGGTCTGACTATTTCACAAACGGCAGGCGAAAAGACGGAGGTGTTCGTGGCAAAGTCCATGTATGCTGCTTTCGACCCTGCAAATATCGGTGAGGGTATGCGTAAGACGTGCGAATGCCCGCAGCGCGAGGGGTATATCATAAAGAAATCCTACGAGGGTCTGTGTTGTATGCCTACGTCTGTGGGCGGTTCTGCCTCTACCTACTACTGCGACTATTTCTGGACAAACGCCGCTACACAGACTGGTTTGCGCGTTCGGGCTGCTGGCGGTAGCGTGCACAATGGCACGGACGCGGGTGCGTCCAGCTCGTATGCGCCCACGCGGCTTCGACTACGGATGCGGGCTGCTCGTCGCCCCTCTGCTTTTTCGAGGAAGACCCGCAAATCGGGTAAGACGAAAAAAACGAACACGGGGCGAAGCCCCCGAAAACAAACATCGTTCTTTGAAATTTTTTCATACCGAGAAATAATGTAGCTGATAATGGCGGCGGGGTTTTCTTTAATCCCGCCGTTAGGCGGGCGAAATTTTTTAGGAATTTTGGGCATGTGGTGTTAAAGTGTTAATTTTGCATCGTCTTTCAAGTGAAAGGCAGGTTGCATTTCCCGTGGGTGGTTAGTTTGCGCGTTCAGGCTGCTGGCGGTAACGTGAACAATGGCACGAACGCAGGTGCGTCCAACTCGAATGCGAACAACGCAGCTTCGACTACGAATGCGAACTACTCGTCGCCCCTATACTTTGGAAAAGAAACAAAAGCGACAGGGAAATGAACCTTGCCCCTCGGCAAAAGATGACAGGCCAAAAAGGGTGTCAGTAGGGCGTAAGCCTCGACCGCTCCCGATTATGCAAAGCAGATTTTAAGACCCATAGACCCCATGACCCGAAGACCCGATGAAACGAAAAGGTTACTTGTTCGAGCAAATCCGCTCGATGGAAAACCTTTTGCAGGCGTTCCACAATGCGAGCAACGGCAAAAGGAAACGTGACGAGGTTAAACGGTTCGAGGCCGATTTAGACGCTAACCTGCGGCAGTTGCAGGCGGAACTGACGACCCGAACCTATACGACCTCCTCTTACGAGGTGTTTGTCAAATACGAACCTAAACGCCGCGAAATCTACAAGCTGCCTTTTCGTGACCGTGTTGTACAGTGGGCAATCATGCAGGTGCTTGAACCCGTCTGGACGCCACAGTTCACCTCGAACACCCATGCCTGCATCCGCGGGCGCGGTATTCACTCGCTGCTTCGGCAGTTGCGCACCGACCTGCGCCGTGACCCTGACGGGACGCGGTACTGTCTTAAAATCGACGTGCGCAAGTTCTATCCCTCCATCGACCACGGCATACTCAAACAGGTCATTCGGCGCAAGTTGAAAGACCCCGACGTGCTTTGGCTTCTGGACGGCATCATAGATTCGGCCAGCGGCGTGCCTATCGGCAACTACATTTCCCAATATTTCGCCAACCTGTACCTTTCGGAACTCGACCACCTGTTAAAGGAAGACGTCGGGGTGCGGTACTATTACCGTTACGCCGACGATATAGTGCTGCTTTCCGACAGCAAGGAGTATTTAAGCGGCGTTCTGGTATATATCAACCATTACCTGAATGAAAGCCGCCTGCTCACGCTGAAAAGCAACTTCCAAATCTATCCCGTGGAAAGTCGGGGCATCGATTTCGTCGGTTACGTGACCTACCACACCCACTGCCTTGCCCGCAAACGCAACAAACAGGGGTTGTGCAGGGAACTGGCCGCTTTGCGTAAAAAGGGACTGCCTGACGAAGAAATAAGGCTTCGCGTGGCTTCACGCATGGGCTTTATGAAACACTGCGACAGCAATCATTTATTAAAAATACTCGGTATGAAAAAATTTAGTGACATTAAGCCCAAACAGGGCAAATTAACGGGTGGTAAATACCACATCGACACCATCCTGAACCGTGAAATCCATATAACGGCTTTCGACGTTTCGCAATCGAAATACGATGGTGAAATGCTGACGTTGCAATATGAGATTTACGAGCAGATGGAGGACGAGCAGGGCAAAGTGATAGACGACGAGGGCAACCCCGTCATGGCTTGGATAAAGCACATCACTTTCACGGGGTCAAAAGCCCTTATCCGCCAGCTTGACGGCGTGGAACTGACCGAACCCGTTGCAGCGAAAATAATCAAGCAACCCATCGGGACAGACGGCAAACGCTGCTTTTACAGCATAGTCGATCCCGACCAATAAAAAAGAGTAATGAACACAGTAAGTTACATTGAAAGAAAGAAGTATGTAAGGTATGACGCGGACAGCTACCTGCTTTATCTGAACGAAGCCCCCGCCGATGTGGTGGTGGACGAGGAAAGCGGCGAAACCGCCCGCGGCTACTCCTACACAGGTGAGGAAACCGACGGTTCTACCCGCATTTCCGTCGATGCCCGCACCGTCACCGACGAAAACCGCCGCGGCAAGTTCGTGGCAGGGCTTATCGGCAGGCGTTACAGTATCGACGACCAGATTGCCATTCTGGCAAACAGCGATAACACGGCCGAACACGCCGAGGAACTGCGCACGTTTGAAGCCTACCGCGCCGAATGCAAGCGGCAGGTGGACGAACTGCTGAACCGATAGACACCTGAAAGAGGGGGAAAGAAAAAGCCCCCGACCTGTTAGTAGTATCCTACCACATACTAACACAAAGATGCGCCACAACGCACAGTCAGGGGCTTAATATGCCTTTTGACCGCGTTGTGACGCTTTTTTTGTGTATGCGGAAAGCCCGCTCGTATGTGGTAGGACTGCAAAAGTACGAAAAATAACTCAAACCATATTTATAAACCATTAAAACATTGTTAGTATGCTGAATGATTAAAGAAAATCTGTTTGTCCTGAAACAAACCTCGTCGCTCGGCGACCTGCTTATCAAACCCGTGGAAAAGGAACTTGCCCGCCAAATGGTGATAGAACACCACTATTCCCATAAATGGAATTTTGGCAGTTTTGGAGTGTTTAATTTCGGTATCTTCCGCGCCGATGAACCAGACAAATGCCTCGGCGTTGCAGTTTACGGTTACATGAAGAACCAGAATGCAAAACTGTTCCACCATCCGAACCCGAAAGCGTGGATGTGTGAATTAAATCGGCTGTGGATTGATGACTGTCTCGGAAAGAACGCAGAAACTGTGTTGATTGCCGCCAGCATCAAACTGATTCGTAAGACGGATGCCAATGTCGTGGCAGTACAAAGTTTTGCCGACGGTCGTTTAGGTTGCGGAACTATCTACAAAGCGGCCAATTTCAAATATTACGGCTTTCATTATACACGCTTTCTGCGGCACGTTCGAACTGGGGAAATGAAGCACGAACAGACATTTACCAACAGCGTGCAGAAAGCAGGCTATTTGCGTCAGAACATTGGCTATTTGTTGGGAGATTACGAAGTTTTCCGCGTGAAAACTTACCGTTATATTTTCCCCTTATGCAAGAAATTTCAGTTCGTTGGCAAAGAAAAGCCTTATCCTGAATATGACAAAGGGATGGAACAAATAGAGTGGGAAAGAGACAGGCGCAAGATAAAGGCAAATATCATTTGCCTGCTTGATAAGCTGGTTGCATGAAAGGTTTGCGAACGGGATAAACCGATGCAAAACAACCTCTCAATTACTATGTAAAGATAGTGATTTTCTACGAATTGAGCAAATAAAGTGCAGACAAAATGCCTCTGAAAAGCAACATTTTCCGCACTTTTTGCAGATGTTCAAAAGGCATTTAATTACCGCTTAAATGGTGATTAAATGCCTTTGCTTTGATGGGGTGAAAAAACAATGAAAATTGTACGTTTCGTTTTAGAAAGTTGTACGTTTCGTTTTCGCGATTATACATTATTCAACAAAATGAAAACGGAGACAAAATCGGGACACATTACGGCTTTGCGAAACCTGATACCGATGCTGGAAGGTACGTACAGCCAGTACGAACATATAGACAAACTGCCATATATCTATTCTGCCGTAGAATGTACCCGCACTAAAGAAGGCGAACGAAAAATGAAACAATATAACGGACTGGTGCAGTTGGAAGTGAACCGGCTGGCAGGCCCGTCCGAAATGGAATATGTGAAACGGCAGGCGGCACTCTTGCCTCAGACTTTCGCCGCATTCTGTGGTTCCAGTGGCCGTAGCGTGAAGATATGGGTGCGTTTTGCCCTGCCGGATGACAGAGGACTGCCCGAAAAAGAAGCGGAAGCGGAATTATTTCATGCTCATGCCTACTGGCTGGCGGTAAAGTGCTACCAGCCGATGCTTCCTTATGATATTAATCTGCAAGCACCGGTGCTGACACAGAAGTGTCGCATGACACTGGACGAATCTCCATATTACAATCCCGATGCAGTGCCGTTCTGTCTGGAACAACCGCTCGCTATGCCCGGTGAAGAAACTTTCCGGCAGCGCAAGCAGGGTGAAAAGAATCTGTTGTTGCGATTGAAACCGGGATATGAGTCTGCAAAAACTTTCACGAAGATTTATGAAGCGGCGTTGAACAGGGCATTTCAGGAAATGGAAGACTGGAAGCGTGGAGATGATTTGCAACCTTTGCTTGTACACCTTGCCGAGCATTGTTTCAAAGCGGGTATCCCCGAAGAAGAAGCGGTCCGGCAGACACTCATTCATTACTATCGGGAAGAGGATGAGCGAATCATACGCTCGACGATTCATAATCTTTATCAGGAATGTAAGGGTTTTGGCAAGAAAAACAGTATCGGAAGGGAGCAGGAGACGGCTTTTCTGCTGGAAGAATTTATGAACCGTCGTTATGAATTTCGTTATAACACCGTGTTAGATGATCTGGAATACCGCCAGCGTGATTCCATCCACTTTTACTTTAAGCCCGTGGACAAACGTGTGCGCAACAGTATCTCTATCTGTGCCTTGAAAGAAGGCATCAATGCCTGGGATCGTGATGTAGACCGTTTTCTGAATTCGGAATATGTTCCTTTGCACAATCCTGTAGAAGAATATCTTTATGATGTCGGCCGTTGGGACGGGAAAGACCGTATCCGTGCATTGGCAGGATTGGTTCCTTGTACGAATCCGTACTGGCAGGAGTTGTTTTATCGTTGGTTTCTGAGCATGGTGGCGCATTGGAGAGGGGTGGATCGGCAGCATGGAAACAGTACGTCACCTTTGCTTGTCGGTCCGCAAGGGTATCGTAAGTCAACGTTTTGCCGGATTATTCTGCCGCCTGAGTTGCGTTTCGGCTATACGGACAGTATCGATTTCAAGAGTAAGCAGGAAGCGGAGCGTTATTTAGGACGTTTTTTTCTGATCAACATTGATGAGTTTGATCAGATCAATGTCAGCCAGCAGGGGTTTCTGAAGCATTTGTTGCAAAAGCCTGTTGCTAACTTGCGCAAGCCTCATGGCAATACTATTCGTGAAATGCGTCGTTATGCTTCCTTTATCGGCACCAGCAATCAGAAAGATTTGCTTGCCGATCCCAGTGGCAGCCGTCGTTTTATCTGTATTGAGGTGATAGCTCCTATCAAAACCAATGCTACCATCAATTACAAACAGCTTTATGCTCAGGCGATGGAAGCCATTTATAAGGGTGAGCGTTACTGGCTGGATGATGAGGATGAAAAGATTTTGAAGCAGACGAACCGTGAATTTGAGCAGGCGAGCCCGTTGGAACAGTTGTTCCATTGTTATCTCCGTCCGGCGGAAGAAGAGGAGGGAGGCGAATGGATGACGTCCATGCAGATTCTGAATTATTTGCAGACGAAGACACGGGACAGGTTGGCTATCAATAAGGTAGCTGTGTTCGGCCGTGCGCTTCAGAAGCTGAATATTCCCTGCCGGAAGTCCGGTAAGGGGACACTTTATCATTTGCTGAAAATAGAATGATTGGTAGCAACGTGAGGGCAAACGGTTGCTCTCACGCTGCTACCATTGGATCTCTAATCGCTGTAACTCCGATGAATAGGGGGATTGAAGCGGGAATGAGAGCGTGAGGGCAAAAGTGCTGTCATTTTTCATTTGGAAAAAAGTTATTTCGCTACAGTCGCCTCAACGAGACTATCCATATCAAAATCAATATTATAATCCTTTTCTATTTGAATCCTTCTTATTTGATTGACCAATGAATGCGGTTTCACCCTTCGGGTCATCTCTATTTCCAGCAACCTTTCGGGAAAGCGTTTACGGATTTCATCTATATTTCTCATGAAAAGTGAATCTTTATTTTCGTAGAGAGAATTGGCGGCTTCTGCCAGGATAAAAGCTCCCAAGCTGTCGGGATATTGTTTTAGTACTGCTTGAAGGAAAACCTTGCTTTTTCCAAAGCTTTCGTGGGCTTCAGCGTGCATATCTTTGGCAGCTTGAAGTAGTCCCAGTTGGAACAGATACTCACCGGTAATTGCGTTTTTCTCCATAGCAAGTGTTTGTATGTATAGGGCGGAGTCCAGTTCTCCCATTTCAGATAAAAGTTTGGCTTTCATGCCGTAATAGTCAGGATTTAAACTGTCGATTGCCAAAGCTTTGTCCAGAAAGCGGATGCATTTTCGGGTGGAGTCTACATCATAGGAAGATTCCATCAGGGCTATTGCTTGTTGGTAGAGGCTGTCTGCCTGAAGATTGATACAATGAGGAGTGATGTCTGCTTTAGACTCTTGCCGGGAATGGCAACCTGTAGCTGCAATAATCATTGGCAAGATAGTTAATAAGAGGCTTAATTTCTTGGGTTTCAT